ATAATGATAATTTTAATTGCAATATTGAAACTGCTTTTTTTAAATACACTACACTAATAGAAGAATTTATATCATATTCCAATAAAATAACTAACTATAAATACATCTTAATAAAAGGTATAGAAATCATATATCATACATTTAATCTGTTATTACTACATTCTAAAAATATAGATTTAGCATACCATCATACACAAAAGTCTTATTTATATTATTATGAATTCATGGAACAGATTAAAGACGAAAACAATTTACTTTTAAATCTAAATGTAAAAGATGCTACCATGTTTATTTATAAAAAAATTATATACAATATTAACACACAACATACTTCCACGACTGAAACCGAACAGACAAATATACTTACATTAGATAAAATTATTATGTTTTACAATAACATTTTATGTAATTCTATAACAAATAATGATAATATAGAAATTATTAATAAAAATATTGTAAAATCAATATTCAAAAGTAATTTTAATGATATAATTACTCATATTGACAACGTACTGATTTGTAATGAACTAATGCTTATTAAAATTACTTCTACTGAAAAAGTTATACAACTTTACAAATTAATTATAAAGTACATAAAAAAATATGAACTTAAAACACCTAATACAATTGATATTGAAAATATTAACTCCACACCAAATAATAAAATAATTAAAAAGTTATTTAAAATCAATGAATAATTTGGATCTTTTTCTTTATCTTTTTCTTTGTCATATTCTTTTCTACCTTTACTTTATCCATTTCATAAATCTCTCTAAACTCACTGTGTAAAATATCTTTAATATGCTCATATATCTTAAATAGTACCTCCATATTACATTTTCCAACTATTAAAACACTACCTGTCCTAAAAATCATAAACGATACTTTCCCATATGATAAACTATATTCTTTAGACAATTCATTTGATTTATCGAAAAATATACGACACTGTATACCTGGATAAGAACACGGATCAAATACTGATTGAATATTATATTTTGTTTTTAAAATATTAAATAATTTATTTCTATCTAAATAAAAACCACAGTCAAAATTAGAATTTATTAAAACTGTTTCCATATTGTCAGTCGTGTTTAAATCTAATATATGATTTTTTAAATTAGATAATACATTTTCTAATATAATATTCAATTCATTGTCTTTCTTAATTCCTGGAATCTCCAACTTTCCTGTGTTAAATACCTTAACATGATATTCGTTGTATTTTTCATCTATCTTTATTCTTAAAATAATTACAAAACAATTGTAAAATGCTCCTTTTTGTTTTGTTCTATAATTTATTAAATCTCTTTTACATAATCCTATACTTACTTTTCTAACATCTTTAAACTTTACTCTTCCATCCGGATTATTTATAGAATTTATGATGTAACTATTTGTGTATTTATATTTAGATAAATTATATTCTATATTATCTACTTCCTCCTGACATTTACTATTAATTTTAATCTGTTTTTTGATTATTCCATTCGACATGGTTTGATAGTCTATAATATCTAATTTCCAAAATATATCAAATAAATCTATACTTTTATTTAAATAAACTATCTTGGTTTTAGTTGAAATATAAATGTCCCCGCATTTAGGGATATGAGATACGTTCTTTTCTTTTTGTATATTGTCTACACATTTACCGCTTTCCATGAAGAATTCCCATTCATCATCTATATCATTAAATTCTAACATTATACTTAATACTTACCTACCTTTAAATTATTCTACTTCAATTATTTTATTGTATTATTATAATGAGTACAATTACTCAACCAATTAACATACCATCAACAAACAATTATATTAAAAATTCTAAAAATAATTATGAATATAATTATGAATACAAAAATGAAAATATATCTGATAATCCCAACAACACTCCTGACGAAAATGCTATGTGGAAAATAAAATTAGAATCTAGAATCAAAAACTACGAACTTTCTAACGTCAATAATTTAAACAAGATATTATTGTAATTATTACCAATCGTCGTATCTATATTTCGCATTATTGATTCTAATTTATTTAATGTCTCCGTTGTTAAAGGATACTTCTTATTAATTATAATAAATCTAACATATTCTTTAATTAAACTATATTTATCCACATTATATTTGATGCAAATCTGATTTATATTATCATCTAATTTATTAATACTAGATTTCTTATATATTATTGAATTTAATAATGTGTCATCTATTATATTCACATTTTCCTTATTTATTTGAATATAATTAATCATACTTCTTATATCTGATTCAAAATATTTCTGTATTATAGACAACTTATTAGAAGTTAATTTTACATTTTCTTTCTCAGTTATATTTTTTAAGAGTTCCACTATATCATTTTTAGGTAATGAATTAAATTTTAATTTTAAAAAATTACTCTGCAATGATTTTTCTATTTTACTTATATAATTACAAATTAAACAATATCTTACATTATTATTCGTATTTTCTATTAAATACTTTAAGCCTTGTTGTGCGCTTTTTGTCATATAATCTACCTCGTCTAGTATTATAAATTTTAATTCATTACTAAATAATCCATTACTATTTACAAATAAACTTATTTGATGTCTTATCGTATCGATTCCTCGTTCATCTGAGGCATTTAAATGAATACAAAGGACCTTCTTCATAAACGTATCCTTCTGATATGTGTTTATGAGATTCAACATACTCGTTGTTTTACCTGTTCCTGGAGGACCATAAAATAAAAGATTTGGAAAATGTTTCTTTAGAATAATATTTTTTAAGATTGTATTGTTTTTATCATCCAATACCACACCATTTAATGTGGTTGGTCTATATTTTTCAACCCAAGGTATATCGTTCATATCTTATTTCATTATTTTTCTTTAAATTTATTATAATTTAAAACTATTTAAATTAATATACCTTTACTATTCATAATATATGGAAGTTGAAAAAGATAAAAAACGTCCAGGACGTAAGAAAAAAATACCCTTACAAGATACCACCATCATTAATCCTATACCCGCCCCACCACCTACATCCACAACTAACGAAGTTATTCACAAGAAACGCGGCAGAAAACCTAAGGGAGGGAAAATAATTATTACTACAGAACAGAAAACCGACATAAACTTAGTAAAACAAAACATTATTTTACACCTTAAATGCTGTTTAACTGATATTAACGACATGTATAATGTGAATTTTATACAATCACATAATACTATTATACCATTTAACAACGACAATATGACGAATGAATGCAACGTATCTAAAACTACATCCACAAATGTGGAATTTACAAATGATAAGGAAGTATGGGATAAAATTAAATCACTTGCTTCTTCTTTACATTCAAGTTTACCACCTAATAAGTGCTCTGATTGTTTTTGGTGCACTTGTTCTTTTGATGGACCACCTGTCTTTATACCTAAAAATATACACAATAATAAATTTAATGTGTATGGAAATTTTTGCTCTCCTGAATGTGCTTGTGCTTTTCTATTTAATCAATCCATAGATTCATCTCAAAAATTTGAACGTTATCATTTACTTAATCATCTTTATTCCGATATCTATAAAAATAAATCATTCATTAAACCCGCACCATCTCCATATTATTTACTAAGTAAATATTTGGGTAATTTATCTATTAGTGAATATAGAAAACTTAATGATCATAATCAACTAATTTCTATTATCGACAAACCTATGATACGGAATTTTCCAGAATTGTTTGAAGATATTGAAGAACAAAATATTAAAAGCATACCCACTAATAATAATAACAATGAAGTTTCAACTAATTATAAGCTTTTCAAAAAATCATCTGTTAACAAAAAAAATTCACTCTCAGAACATTTTGGTTTAATTAATACTTAGAATAATAGTATCTATTGTTGCGTCTTCTTCATGTTTTTCAAAATAATTTGATGTTCCTTTATGACCATATTTTAACTTTATATTTAAAAAGACTTTACGCAACTTGTTTTTATATACATCTGCATCTCTTATTTTCAAGTAATAATTGTAGGGCACTCTATAATCCACTAAACTATCGTTTATATTCGAATATATATATAAATTTGGATAATTGTTCTTCAAATCTATGTTTGCATAAGGACAATAATCTTTCATATAATTATAATATTTTTTCACTTTAGGATTACCCCATTCTATATATTCTTCCGTCGTTAATGCCTTCTTATCATTACACATCTCACTTAAAACATTCACAAACGGTACACCCATTATAACTAAATTAAACAATTCCGGTCTCATATTTATTACTGCACCCATCAATAGTCCACCTGCCGATGCACCTATTCCAACCAACTTACTTGGATCCGTAACACCATTATTTATCAAAAATTCAGCACATTCAATATAATCATCAAATGTGTTTTTTTTATTTAATAAACGCCCCTTATCATACCAACTATATCCATTTTCTCCACCACCACGTATATGTGCTATACAATATATATATCCACGGTCCAACAAACTCGTTACTTTTTCTGAATAAAATGGATTCATTTTAACACGATATGAACCATAACCATACAATACACATTTTCTACACTTGCCTTTCACCTCATTATTAAATATTAATGTCACCCTCAATCCTTTATCATTTACATCCAATTTTACACACCGATATTTATTTTCAACGTAATTTAATACATCCTGCTTTGGTCTATAATACCTTTGATTTGTTATTTCTATTTGTTTATTTAGATTATCCAAGTTTATTATAACATAACTTGTCGGTTTCAAATAACTTGTGTATTCCATTACCACAATCGGATTTAATACATTCATGTTACAAATACTAGGAAATCCTACGTCATAGATATTATCTATTAATTGAACTCTCATTATCTTGTGATTTTGTAACGACATTATACATATTTTTGTATTACCCTCGTGCAGAAAAGATATAAATATATATCCAAAAGCAATATAAAACTCCTCAATTTCAAACCCTTTCTTATTTATTATTATTTGTTGTTCAAAACATTCATCGTCGTATTTACTTAATGTTGTACTGCCTTTGTTACATTTTAAAACATACCATTCGTTTATATAATAATCTACACTATATTTCACATCCACCTCTCTTCCAAAAAGCATTACCAATTTATCATCTATTATCTCATATATTTCAGTGGAGGAATATGAACTTACGGATAATAATAATTTACTATTCTCGCTACTCGTATACACATATACTCCAAATTGCCTAACCTTTTCATGATATATTAGTACATTCTCTTTTGTAGATATATTGTAGCAATATAATTTATAACTTCTTATATCTTTGTCACTTGCTACGTAATATATCTTGTTATTATCATAACTTATAGCTAAATTTCCAGATAAATTTTCCTCCTTCTTATTTTTAATTTTATAAAGATCTTCCGTAAAAAATGACTTTATATATATGTCACATACACCATCACCTTTCACATCTAGCGAAAATACAAGAAATGTTTCATCCTGTGAAATTACCATTTCATCTAATTTCCAGAATTCGCTACCTTTTGATAACTTTTCACAGTCTAATATTACTTTAGTGTTATTTAAGCCATCCGTAACATAATATTTACCATATGATTCATTATCTTCTCTAACATATTGATAATAATATTTTACCTTTTTACTCATTATTGTTTTATAGCCTGATCTCAATCTACCATTAAATTCTTTTATCAGTCGGTCTTTTACTGCTTTATTTTTATTAAGAAACGTCTCCGACTTATTATTAATATCTTTTATTAATTTTAAATCTATCGTATCAGTAAATTTGTTTACACTGTCGCACATATACAATATGTCATTATTTTAATGAATCATTATTTAAAATGATTTCTAATTTCTTTATGTATCATCTCATTCACACTTTTTACCTCTTTATTTGTCTTTTTTACAGAACCTAAATATTCTTTTATAATATTTTCTACATTCGGATTCTCTTTTAATTTATCTTCTGCTATTTTCCTATCATAATTTGTATGCCTGCAAATCATGTCAATACTTTTTGAAAACTTATCGTCGTCGACTATATGAATATCCATATACATAATATAGGAATATTATTTAAACACTATTATCAATATTGTTTTAATGAACTCATTGGATACATCTAAATTGGCAAATGAAATTGCTGTAATTTTAAACAAACATTTAGAAAGTCACATACATGATGCCAATGAAACTGAAAGAATATTGATGCAACTACCAATTGTTAAAACACTCATTCTAGAAAATAAAGATTTGAAAAAAAAAATAAATGAAAATGCAAACAACGTAACACTTGAGATTAAAGAAGTAGAAACTATTGCCGAAAAAAAAACTGTTTCTCTATCTAATACAACCGTTCACAATCTTGTTAAGGTAAATTTAATGAAAAAAAACGATGTCGAAGATGAGGACGAAGATGGCGACGAAGATGGCGACGAAGATGGTGACGAAGATGTTATAACAGCAATTGGATCGTTGTCTATTACATTGGAAAACGATGAAGTACAAATGACGGATAAACGCGAGGAAAAATATGTGGATACTGAGGTCGCGGTTGAGGTGGCAGTGGACATTGAAGCGGAGGCGGAGGCGGAGACTGAAGCGGAGGCGGAGGCTGAAGAGGAGACTGAAGAGGAGACTGAAGAGGAGGCTGAAGCGGAGACCGTGGTGGAGGCTGTTGCGGAGGCTGTTGCGGAGGCTGTTGCGGAGGCTGTTGCGGAGGCTGTTGCGGAGGCTGTTGCGGAGGCTGAAGAGGAAGAGGAGGAGGAAGAGGAAGAGGAGGAGGAGGAAGAGGAAGAGGAGGAGGAAGAGGAAAAAGTTGTAGAAGGGGGTGAAGATGAAGATGAAGAATTAGCGGTAGAAGAGATTGAAATAAATGATAGAATATATTATAAAGACGAAAATGGTATAATTTATAATCAAGATATAGATGGTGACCCAGGTGATGCTATTGGATATTACAATGAGCAAGGAGAACCTATTTTTTATTAAATTACATTTTAATTTCTGTCATAATAATATATGTTAATTGAAAGTTTATGTCCTCCTGCACTTATATATTTAATTTACTCACTTATCCAAATAGTCATAGATACACTTAATGGGTTTTACAATGCAGCCTTTATAAAGTTATGGATATCATTGCTCTTCACATCTTTATTACACATACTATGTGACAAAGGTTTAGGTATTATCTCATGGACGATAGTATTTTTACCATTTCTATTTACAGCGCTTTTAACAAGTATTCTTTTATTGGAATTTGGTCTAGATCCATCAACCGGTATTATTCATAAAAAAGAAAAACCTGTTGTTGTTGCCAAGGCTCCCAAAAACGTAATTACTTCAGACAGACCATACGTTGTCAATAGCGATGGACTAACACATTCGCACTCGCATTATCATAATAATATACTACATAATGACGAACATACCCATCCAAATCCTTATAATACTTTACATTAAATATAATATTAATATATCTCATATAATATTAATATTATGCGTATCTTTTCTGAGCACTCTTTGTTAAGTAATATCCTATTTTGTTGCTACCACTTTAGAAAGAGTATTATAAAAATAACATATTATATTACATATAAACTATCTCGTGACACATCTTCTTTGATATCTTACGATAAGGGGAAAACTAAATTTTCAAATTTTGATTCATACAATACTTCTAACGAACTCTCTATGATTAAATATAGAATAAATAATGTTATACATTATTTACGCATATTATCTAAAGAAGATATAACAAAAAATAAAAATTATATTGGTTATTTAAAAACTGACCCAAAAATATTGTCTACTACTATTCTATTAAATAATAAAGAATATAATCTATATCTTAGTGAATATTATTTAATCGGCAATAAAATTTTGGATTATAAATTTATAAATTGGTATTTTAACTATCATTACAATATAAATTATATAACTGATTACAAAATAACTATCATAGATAATGATATTAAGGTGTATACTCTTTTAAAAAATAATTATATATTACTTGGTAAAGATAGTTTTTATATTAAAACTATATAAAAAAATTGATAAGTATAATATATATGGCTTCCACCATAACTATGGAAAACAGCCAAAAATTACATTCATTGGATTCACAATGGACTTTGTGGGGGCATCTACCTCACGACACCGATTGGTCATTAAAAAGCTATAAAAAAATACATACATTTAACACGGTGGAAGAAATTAAGGTATTATTAAATATAATGCCCGAAAAAATGGTGAAAAATTGTATGTTATTTATTATGCGTGAAAATACCCAACCAATTTGGGAAGACCCTGTGAATAGAAATGGTGGTTGTTTTTCATACAAAATTTTTAATAAAAATGTTGTATCGATATGGAATCTTCTTTGTCATGCTCTTGTAGGTGAAAGTATGTCCGTAAACAAAGAATTCGTAGCGTCTATTACAGGACTAACTATATCACCAAAAAAAAATTTTTGTATTATTAAAATATGGGTTTCTAATTGTAATTATCAAGACCAAACCTCATTAATTAATTTTGAAAGTTTAAATACACATAATTGTATATTTAAAAAACACATCCCAGAATATTAATTATTCTTATATTATTAATTATTCTTATATTATTATTTAAAGATTACAGCAAAATCTTTAAATATATAAACATGTCTTCATTTACTAATAATAATGTTTTAACAATAAAAACCGTCCAAATTGCACCTTTTAGAACATTAATGGTTGCATTGAAAGACATATTGCTTGAAACTAATATATGTTTTCAGGCTGATGGAATTAAGATTATCAATATGGATAAATCACATACCATACTCGCACATTTGTTTTTAGATGCTAAAAACTTTGAATTCTATGAATGCAAACATGAAAAAATTATTATAGGTGTAAATATGTTCCACTTATTTAAACTTATTAATTCAATCGACAATGATGACACTCTTATCATGTATATAGAAGAACAAGACTATAACGATGGTGTAGTCAATTATTTAGGGTTAAAGTTTGAAAATGGTGATATTAAACAATGCAAAACACAGAAATTGCGTTTAATTGAACCTGATAACGATGAGTTAGAGGTTCCGGATGTGGCATTTTCTTCAATCATTAATTTACCATCCAGCGATTTTCAAAAAATTATTCGCGATTTATCATGCATCTCAGATAAGATAGAAATAAAATCTGTTTCAAATGAACTTATATTCAAATGTAAAGGACCATTCGCATCCGCAGAAATACGACGCGCCGAATCTGATGGCAGTATGTCTTTTTTACAAAATTCAGAATCTATTATACAAGGTGAATTCTCTCTCAAAAACTTGGGTTATTTCATTAAGTGTAATAATCTGTGCAATCAAATCGAAATGTTCTTAGAAAATGATTTACCGCTTGTTGTTAAATACAATGTTGCGTCTCTTGGTGACATCAAGTTATGTCTTGCTCCGCTACCTAGTTCAAGCGATTAATAATATCAATAATATTTAAATATTAACTAATATTACTTCTAATGAATAACGAAAGTCTAATGAATAACGAAATAAGTATAATAAATCAATTAATACATAAATATAAAGACGATGATTATATGAAAATAAAATTAAATAATTATATTCAGAATTTACCTCTAATTATGTCTGAAATTGAAGACCAACATAGGAAAAAATCGAAACAAAAAGAACTATTAAATGAAAATAAAAACTCATTCATAACTAAATTTCTTGCTACGCACCTATTTTTTTATATTCCACAAACTGAAATTTTCATTCAATACGATAATCTTAATTACAAACTCATATCTGAAGATGATATTATACATCTTATTATAAAAACTATTACTGATAATGAACCTACCATTATACATTGGAAATTTAGAATTAAAACTAATATCATAAAACAAATAAAAGATACCGCTATACATTCTACAATCCCAGAATCCGAAACCATTCAAACTATTTTAAATCACTTCTACCCTGATATATTTAAAACCAAAAATCACATAAAATACTTTTTAACTATATTGGGAGATAACATATTAAACAAAAAAGAAACATTAATTTATTTATTAGATCCTATCTATAAGAATTTTATACAAACCATTACTCAAAATTTATTTATGATTTTAAATAAAAATTGCACAGATTGTTTTAAATATAAGTATTCCGATCATAAATACGAATTTTGTAGAATACTTGAAATAAACAACTGTAAATTTGATACTACATTTATCAAAAATAACATATTAAACATAATAGTTGTATCTTGTTACTATTCTAACAGATATGAATCTTCAGACAAATTCCTAGATAAATGTGATAGTGATACATTCGTTAAAAACGTTTTAATTCTCAAAAATAATACACCTACTATGCTTGTAAATAAATTCTTATCTGAATTCACATATAATGAAGAAAACTCAAACATTCTTTTTAAGGATTTTTATCTTCTTTGGAAACGTTATCTTAAAAAATACAACTTACCACTTGTCATTAATTTACCATCTCTTAAGTCTATAATATCTACACAGAATTTATATGATATTCAAAGCGATTCGTGTATCAATATAAAAAGTATTCACGATTCTAATATCAAGAATTTTAAACAATTCTGGACCGACAATATAACTGAAGATGAAAATGAAGACAATAATTATGAGGTTAGCGAACTTACAATGATATTCAACGATTGGAATAAAGAAACATCCATTTGTGAAGAAGAATTTAAAGAAATTTGTATTTCATACAATCCTAACCTTATTATTGAAAATAATAAACATATTCACAACATAACATGCAAATTATGGGACAAAACAACCGATATTGATATTGCAATACAAAACTACAAAAGTACCATAAATACTCAATATACAAACATTAATGCTTACAAATATTATTGTAAATTTATTAATAAAAATAAAGATAAAAAATATATTGTTAGTAAATCTTATTTTGATAAATATTTAAATAAATGAAAATAAGCATTTAAATTTTCATTACAAAATTAGTATATTGTAATGAAATATTTAATATACGAAATGTTTAGTGGTGTAGGTTTTTGTAACCAATTATTTTCTCTTGAAACCGCTGTTTACATGTCAAATATCTCTAATCGTAAACTTATTCTATTGATTAAAAATCCTCTTTGTCATTGTGGAAACTCTTCCTGGGATTACGGAAACTTTCTTGATTTCTTCTCAGATGACTATTTATCTTATTTACCACAAGGTATAAAAATCGTATATGGTCGTAACACTGACAATGAACTATTAAATATATTAAATAATTCTACGAAAACCAAACATATTAAATATAAGGATAGGTTTTCTAATGTCGTATTTATAGACAAAGAATTAGATACGCATTTTGAAGAAAAAAAAATAAATGATTATTTGCGTGGTCGCAATAAAGAATATCTTTACTTTCACGATTATGATAACTTTGAATATCTTTATATTAATCAATCGAATGCATCAAGAATTCTATACAACTTTTATACTAATCTACACAATACTATTTTAATTAATAATATTACACGAGCTTTTACAAAACTTAATACAGATATTACATCATTATTCAATACCATTGATTTACCAAATAAGTTTATTGCCATACATCTTAGATTCGGTGATAAAAAACATGATGTATCTATCATTAACAACAGAACTAATGAATATCTTTCTAATATTAATTTCACTTTACTCAAATCGATTAATCTTCCTATCATTGTTATGTGTGACCGAAAAGACTCTAATTTATTGGATCATTTCAAGTTTAATAATATTAATATAATTTTTACCGATGATATAATTAACACTGATATCATTAACACTAATATCACCAACAATATATCATTATTTAAACAAAATGATATCGTCAAATTTTTACTAGAAAAATATATATGCGAACAATCTGAAATATTCATCGCTAATCAAGGGAGTACTGTTTCGTCATACATCAATTATGTACGTTACATTAATAATAAAAATTATTGTAATATTTACTCAAATACTGCAGATAAATTATGTATAGACAATAACACATCTTTCATAAATAATAGAGGGAATGGAAGACTTTTGTCATGGCAATGTTTTTGGACTGATAATGTTATTCGTAATCCTTACAAATATAAAATTATAACTTTGACAAATAATGGCTACAAAACACTAACCGAAAATTTGCTTATATCTATGAAAAAAATTGGTATATTACATAGCATAAAAATATATTGTTTAGATTCCGAATGTTATGATTTCTTTAAAAATAAATACACATTTAACGAGGTTGTATTGGTTTCCGACGTAGATCCTAAATTCTCTAAATGGATTGAATATAGAGCACCACAAAATAAAGACGTAGAAGGGAAAAAAATGTGGGCCGAAATAACTAAATATAAAATTATTGTAATTAATATTGAACTCGTATCTGGTAATGATGTTGTTTTTATTGATGGAGATATTGTAATTAATGAACCTTTTATAAAAGAATTATATAATAATATTCAAGAGAATGATCTACTTATCCAAAACGACAATTCCGAGAAGGGTGGTCGGGATTGTATGTGCACAGGATTCTTCTTAATGAAAACAAATCCTAAAACCATAAGTTGCACTAATATAGAGAATATTAATATGGATGAATTCTTAAATGACCAACAATACTTACGCTGGGCAAGCATGAAATACAATCTAAAATTCAGCTATTTAAATCTAGATAAATATCCTAATGGTAAATATTATCGCACATATAAGCCTACATCTATACCAACTATTATTCATTTTAACTACGACTCGGGTCCTGCCAAAATTAAACGTATGTCTGATTTCAATTACTATTATATGATAAACGATTATATCAACATGACATTTAGTGATTGGTTAAATTACAAGATGAATATCACTGACATAATTATTAATTCTTCTGTTGTGGATGGAACCGACAGGCTAACCAACTTACCTATTGGTGTGCAACACGAATTTCTCGCTTATTTTAAAAGTCTATCAGGCAACGTTAATTCATTTTGCAACAATGATAATGTAAATACTATGTTATGTCTGTCCTCATTTTCAAGAAATACCGATCGCGATCGTAGACAATTACATTCTATTAATCGTTCTTCAATAGCAAATACTGTATCACAGGCATCTTTCATTACTAAACAAAGATATGATACTACAACATATTTTCAAACAATAGGTAAATTTAAGTTTGTTGTGTCACCTGAAGGAAACGGAATTGATACACATAGGCATTGGGAAACGTTATATTCAAAGGGAATTCCTATCATAGAAGATAATATTGAAATGAGGAAGAAATTGGAAGGATTACCTGTTTTATGGACTAAAGATTATTCTGAACTTACTGAAGAATATTTAAATCAAAAATATCAAGAAATATTAAAAACTAACTACGATTTCTCTTACTTATTACTCTCTTTTTACTGTGAAAAATACCGCGATGAAATGTATCAACGCTCTAAATATTGGTGCTTCAAAAAAAATCATGGCGAGAGTTTTAATCATTATTATAAAACTATGCTTTTTAATACACCTATCACACCATGTATTATCAATAATATTATACCTTCAGACAATAGAATATTATTTTTTGGTCTTAAAGATGGTAACGGCATACCACTAGATAAAAAATTATACGACCTTTTCAAAAAAGAAAATGGAGTATTTATTGATGTAGGAGCACACGATGGAGTGATGCAAAATAATACATTATATCTTGAAAAACACCAAAAATGGAATGGTATAGTTATCTCTCCCAATAAAGACAAATATTTCGAATGTATAAAAAATAGACCTAATTCCATATGCTGTCAATTCGCTTGCGTCGAACCCTCATATACCGATTCCGTTATACATGGCGATTTCTGGAGACTATCCGGTTCTCGAAATGGATTGCGTAATAAATCCGCGCGTACCGAACAAACACCTTGCACCACATTAACTCGTATCCTTGATACTAATTTAATAGAATTCAATGCTAAATATAAAAAAAATTTAACTGATAGTATTGATCTCATCAAAATAGATACCTCATCACACGAATACGAAGTTTTACTTGGGCTTGATTTAAATAAATATAGACCGAAATATATACTTATTGAAATCCTAAAAGATGATTATGATAAAATCGTGCAATATCTAAATATAAATAATTATCACATGTATTCAAATTTTAGTTACTATACAAAAGAAAATCATAGAAGGTGGGATGGCACACATAATGACTATTTATTCGTTAACCGTAATGAAAATATAACACTAACCATACAAGAATTAAACTCATCTATACCAGCTACTGCGGATATACCTGCTACTGCGGATATACCACTGCCACCACCTTCTCCACCATCGTCTCCTCCAGTTCCATCTCCTCCAGCGGCACCCGATTCACTTGTTGAACAGATGATTGTACCCTTCAAATCTCTTGCCCAACTTAATCAAGATATTCATGTTATTCAATTTTACAAAATGAAAACCAATGGGTTTTTTGTTGATGTAGGTGCTTACGATGGGTTAAAATTTTCTAACACTTATCTACTAGAAAAAAAACTTAATTGGAATGGAATATGTATAGAACCGGGTAAAGATTTCTTTGCAAAATTAACCGAAAACCGAGGAGTAACCTGTATAGAAAACGCGGTTTATGATAAATCTAATCTAGAACTTGATTTCATATATTGTGGGAGCGACCCCGATAATGGGTCAATGTTATCTGGATTATATCAACATGCTTCTTACAGAACCAAACGTTCTTTAAAACAAGTATATAAAGTAATAACAAAAACATTAACAGAGATTCTAAAAGAAAATAATGCACCAAAATTTATAGAATACCTTTCGATTGATGTAGAAGGTTCTGAAGACAACGTTCTAAAAGGTATTGATTTTAATGAATACATTTTTGGTTATATTACTATTGAGTTCAACAACAACAGCCACGTAAAAGATGCCATTGATAACATTCTTACAAGCAATGATTATGTTTTCAAGCAAATAAACCAGTTTGATATTGATTATATTCATAAATCATGTTTAAATTAATACTCTTGGAAATCGACATCGACATCTTATCCCTTGTATCTTTTAGCCCATATGGGCCATGTCTTCGAATCCGGTAAATGACTTAATGTTTCATCTCTTAAGACTATTGAACCATGTATTTTTCTTACTAAACTTAATATACTTTGGTCATGCCTGTTATCTTTAAAACCTGGATGCTGATTAGTTTTATTATGCAGTGAACCATACTCATTTGTAAAAAGTTTCATATCATCATTTAATACTTTATATACCTCGTCAATTATTTTTACACTATGTTCTTTCTTTTGCATTATTAATGCTCCCGCCCAATACTGACCACTTTTTCCTATATCCGAACCATATTTAACATTGAAATAATCAAATATGCGCTTAGTTGTCCAATCCGATTCGCGAAATGTTTGCTCAAACGAAATTATTCCATATTCAGATTTGTTAAGCATATCAAAATATTCATTTAATCGCTCGATACCTTGCAAATTTATAGCACATCCCGCATCTAAGTAAACTAAATAATCACCATTATTTATTTTATCTAACTCTTGTTTAATAATATCAAACTTCCATATCCAAAATCCATCCCCGTGTTGTAAATTTAAAACATCATTGTATTTTTCTTTAAACTCATTGCTTAACTTTCCCTTATCAAACAACTTTATCTAATCAAACACATTCAATCTTTTTACCTCTTTTTCTAATCTAAATTTAGAATTGTGATATTTATTGGTTCCGTAAGTTATTAAATACTTTTTGTGCATCTAAATAATATATCTATATTATTTATATTTATATGAATAAAGTTAAAATTAAATATATCTGTTGGTATTCTAGAATGAATGAAGAATTCTTCCGAAAATTCATAGAAACTTATATGGGTATTCAAACCGAAATTGTTAAAGATAATCCTGATATAATCTTTTTTTCGTTATATAAAAACAACGGTACTGCCGAAATTTATTGTAGAAATACGCCATCCGTTAAATTAAAAATATTTTACACGCCTGAAGACACTCTTAACCCCAATGGAAGAGGTGCTGGATATGACCATCATTATCTTAAATTTGCTGATCTTGCTATGGGATTTAAACATATCGATCATGAAAAATACATTAGATTTCCTCTATGGTTAACTTATATTAATATGACGCCACACAATATCGGAATAAATAGTTTAGATATTGATTTTAACAATATTCCATATAAAAATAATAAGGGTTTTTGCGCCATAGTTTCTAATCATGATTCTAATAATACAAGGACTAATATTTGCCATCATATATCTAAATATAAAACATTAGAAGTATCAGGTGATATATTCAAATATGGAAAATACCCTGAGATTAAAATGCATAGAAATTCTGTATCCGGTGGACAACATAATAAACATAACTTCATTAAAAACTATAAATTTAATATATGTAGCGAAAGTAGTATAACTAATGGTTATATAAGCGAGAAGATATTCGAGTGCATAATAGCTGGTTGTATTCCTATTTATATGACTAATAATGACACCCCTATAGAAAATACTATAATTAATAATGATTTCATAATTAAATATAATAATGATAATATTACTTCAGTAGTCGATAAGATAGTAGAAATCGATACTAATGATGAAAAATATAAAGAACATCTTAAAATTAATCCTTTTAAACCTAATGCTCGAGACGAAATAAATAAATTCTATAAACAACTCGAAACTAGATTATCTCATCTTTTTAAATCTAATAATATCATTGTTTCATAACTTAATTAACGCACCCGCATTCTCTAAAATTGTGTTATCTAATTTATTATGTCCGCTTTTATATCTTTTATGTAAATCCTTTGGTTTATTTAAAAAGATATAATGATTAAAATATATTAAATTATTTAGCATTACATGCATCTCTTTACCATTTGTTATTTTATGTATACTAACCGTATTAACATTACATGGTTGCACAAATAGTTTTCCATGACCATCCTTAAGCGGATCAATTAAATCTCCACTATCAAAAATATTCAAAAATAGATAATCATTAACCTGTAGATTATTGTTATTAAAGAAAAATTTACATTTCAATAAAAAACCACCTATGTTATTCAAATCACAATTATTTACTTTAATGTAATCATCAAAAAATTTATGGATGTTCGTTTCTTTTTGTATGTTGACATATTCATCAATATCAAATAAACCTATTAATTTTGTTTTCTTAAATGCATTTATTGAATGACATTGTTGCGTAGTTTGCCCATTTGGATTTCCCATACGAGAATATCTTTTTAAATAGGGCCATTTAATTAATATTACCTTTTTTTCGTCTATATAAGTTTTTAATATCTCAGATAAATTACTCTTTGTTTCAATAGACTCGTAGGATAAATTATCAATAATATCCGCATTATCATATATTATCATTTTATTTACACCTATATGCAAATGATAATTTATCCATTGTTTTATATAATTATCTTCATTCTTAACCATCGTTGATAGTATTATTTCATTTTTAAATACAGGATATTTATTAACCCTTGTTTCCCGTTCAATATTATTAATTTTTAATGTTATTTTTTCTTTATATTCTACCTCCTTAGGTAATACAAAAACTTTACCATGCCCATGCCTACATTCATGTTTAATAAATTTAATATTATTGTATTCTATATTAATACATTTTCCTTCATTTGGTCTTACTACAACTATTTGATTTAAATCGTTATGATATACATCATAAATTAAATATTCTTTTATATAAATCGGATAATACATATAATATTTAAAGATAAACAAATAATCAATTATAACGGATAATCAGTTTATAGGTTATTTCATAAGTATTCCTAAATGTGCTTCAAAAACAATATTACAAATGTTTGAATTAGGCAATAATCGTGACGATCATTATGAAGATAGAACACAAAAATACATAATATATGAAAATCATCAAAGACTGAAAATATTAGAAAATAAATTTAATTTAAACAATGTATATACATTTGCATTTGTTAGACATCCATATGAGAGAATTAAATCTTGGTATTTTTATCATAAGAGAACCAAAGAATGTAGTGTATCTTTAAATGAATGGATTAAAAATGGATGTAAAACACATTGGGTTACTCAAAATAAAACTAATTGGGAAGATGAAGAACTTTCTCCTTTACTACAATATAACTTTATAGATGGAAATAAAAAACTTGATTACATAGGTAGAATGGAAAATTTTGAAAATGATTGTAAAAATATAATATCAGAATTAAATTCATTATTAGAAAAAAATAATCTTTCAAAAAGAATTAAATATAGTAATATTAAAATAAATAAATCTAACTGGGGAGACCAAGATATTACTGATGAAAATAAAGAGTTAATCTATAAAATGTTTAAAAAAGATTTTGACCATTTTGGATATGAAAAATGATCACTTTTAATTATAAACAAATCTACCATTATGATCCCCCACTGATGCATAAAAAAAATGTATGATTTTTTTACAAATAAGACTTTTAATCTAGATAAATTAAATATTAATTATTGGAAAAAAACTATTAGCGACGAATTTAATAACCAAATATAATCGTGTGATCTCTTATATTAATTGCATTATACATAATTAATTTAAAGATTATAGATAATACATAATTATGGAATTATACGGTATTAAATATCTAAAAAATGTAAAATATGCTAATAAAAAGTTTTACATTGATAAAGCCATTAATAACGATATCGAAGATATTGATTTATACTTAGATAATTATTCTTTTGATGATTATGAAAATATTACTTGTGAAAAAGTCTATGATACTAATCCTATATTGTATTGTAAAACCTTACATAGCTGTTTCGCACATGCGGTTGAAGTTGTTTTCGCATTTTATTGGGCTATGCAAGACATTAATTCTCAATATAAAGAAAAACGTAATTTTAGAATTTTTATTCGTGAAAGAGAATATAAATTATATCCTAAAAATAATAACCCATTATTTGATAACAATAAGAATAAATTAAAAGGGGGGTGGAACGATTTATTGTCATCTATAACCAATAATGATATAATATTTGAACACACATTAAAACCTAATACATCTTTTTTAATTAAGGATTTATACGTTTATATTATTAATGATAAATGGCAACGCTCACCATATAATTGCATAGATTATTATCCTGACAGAAATATTAGAATTAAAGATGTTGTCTTTTCTGATGATATACTTGTACCAATGATAGAAAAATTTACATCACATATAAAAACACATTTTAACATACCTTTAAAAATAACTAATACAAAAAAAAATATTGTAATAATAAATCGTAAAGATAATAGAAAAATTAATAATATTGATAATTTAATTAAAAGTATCAATAAAGAAAAATATAACTACAAGGGTGTATTATATTTAGAAGATTTATCTTTAAAACAGCAAGTAGAGATATTTATTTTTAATGATATTATTGTATCGCCACATGGCTCAGGACTAATACACATTATATGGAGCAAGAATAATCATATTATTGAAATAACCAAAAAAGATAAAGAAAATAGGATGTATCAACGTATTTGTAATGTAACTAATAACAAGTTAACTCAAATTAATAAAGATAATGAAAATTATTTAATTAATTTTATAAGTAATATCTAATTATAAACAAATCTACCATTATGATCCCCCACTGATGCATAAAAAAAATATACATCATCTTCTAAATATACACTATTTGTGTATTCTAAACACCTTTTCCAACAATCATAATCTTCTTTTCCATTCGGCAAATTCTTCATGTATCCGATTTTATCTAATATGCTTTTTTTTACCACTACGCTGGATGTTATCATACAATTGTGTATATCTATGAATTTTTTATCCCATATTTCTGGAAAACCTTTGCTTATATCTATTCCACGAGGTTTATAACGATGATCACGCAAATAATTGAAATGTTTTTCTCTATTATATTTTTTATATTTTTTATTACTATTATACCTTTCACTTCTATCGCCACACAACCCTTCGGAACTACTCATATCACATCCTGTTTTCTTCATCGCATCCAGTTGTTTTTCTAGTTTAGTTGGGAACCAAATATCGTCATCATCTAAAAAAGCTATATATTCACCTGTTGCCTGTTTCATACCAATTGTTCTAACATATCCAGCGCTCGCATGTCCAAACCTTGAACTGCTGTTTATATCCAATTGTATCACTTTTACTTTATCACCATATTTTTCTTTAAAATCAAAACTATAATAGTCTTTCTCACGCGATTTATCATTTATTACTATTATTTCAAAATCTTGCATAGTTTGACTCATTACAGATTCAATTGCTTCTAATAAACAATTGAATCTGTTGTATGTAGATATTATTACAGATACTTTCACCATAATAAGTTATGATATAAATTAATATTTAAATATTTATATATATTTATATATATTTAAATATCTATTAATGTCTAAATATAGTATATTTATTAGTTGTAGTCCTCGTGAATCCGACGCAACCGATGTCGGTCTAAATCAGATTATTAAATGTATTCAATCAATTAGAACTGAACTCAATTTTCACAATTCAATGATTTATATTATATTCGATGGAACAAAAAATAGACCTTTAGATTTTACGGATCAACATAAACAAATTTATATACAAAAAATTAATTATATCAAAACTAATCCATACATAATGAATGACTCATTGATTAAAATTAAAGAATTTGATAACTGGACGCACCAAGCCAATTCACTTAAGCAGGTAATGACCGAACGTTGCGATACACCTTTTATATTTTCTATTCAAGAAGACACGCTCATATTAAATGGGAAAAATATTGATATGACATTGATTACAGATAAACTTACGAATGACGATAACGTTGAATATATTAAACTATATATTCACAGCGACATTTCTGTTTTACCCGGTCAAGAACGTTTAGGGCGCTCAAAACCTGGTGACCTAAGACCAGAATGTTTACCTGCTACACCACACCCTAATACTAATTTGCTACATAAAACAAAAGAATGGTCTGATAGACCACACTTCGCAACATTAGAACATTACAACAAACGTGTATGGCCCATTATATTACCACAATATCGCTGTACCATGGAACAGGAGGTTAAGTTTGCCTCCACGAGACAAAATGTTGATTGGGGATTATGGATATACGGAGAACGCTTCAACATGAAACATGAAACTGATATTGCTTACACTAATTCTGGACTAAGTGCATCTTTCAATAAAAAAGGGACTCATAGAAATTAACTTTAAAATTATATAAATATTTGCTATATTAATATTTATATAAATGAAAATTTGTATTATTAAACAAGACGTTTATCAAGATTTATATGTAGCCGACAATAATATGTCCAATCTAGAAACTCTGTTTTCTTCTATGATGCGCGTCGGACCCTTTGGTCTCATTTCTGACCTATCTGCTGATTTTTTTATTTTAAAAGAAGAATACACCGAAGAATGCCAAATGTATAAACAGTTTTTAAAAGGATTTGGAGGCAATTATCATTTACTTAAAAACACTACATTAAATAACATTCCAAATAATACATTCTTCTCGCCTGGATCAGATAAACCAAATGGTTATTATTCTGTTAATGCAAATTCAATAGATTGGAATATATACGATATCGTTATTTCAATTAACTTTGCCATACCAAAAACTATTATCAGTAAATATAAAAACACATTATGGTGCTATTTCATCGGTGAAAATAATTTACATTTATTAAAACAACCCATGTTTAACTACGATGTTGCACTTAATCAAGATATATACGACAAAGATATAGATTATAATTCTAACACCATAATGTTTCCATATACATTTTTAAATAAAAATACTCTTTATTATACTATTAAGAATTATTTAAATGCCAAATCTAAAGGCGGTATTTTTATAGAAATAAATTCATGTAGAGGAAGACCCGTATCTAGTTATCCAGGTATATTTGATAAACTCAGTAATGAGATGAATATACCAATTATTCTCCATAATCAAAACATTAAAGATAACCTAATATCTCTATACAATTCAAAATACTTTATAAAATTTGGTGGAAGGCCTATAAGAGGTAATTCTGTAACCGAAGCTATTTCATCAAACACACTTGTTTTAATGGATAAACTATATTGTGGGTATGGATTTTTGATAGGAGACGAATGCAACATTACCAATGAGACCGAACTATACAATAAAATAAAATTATTTGAAAATGACAATACTAAATATTTAGATGCCATAAAGATACAAAAAGATTTACTTGAAAAACATTTATTTGAATTGCCTATGAGACATATCAAATATAAATGGTATCAAAAAATGAACACCGCGGTTGTTTTTGTTTCAAATCTTCCATATTTCAGCAATTTTATAAATAGTTTGATTCAACTTCGCGAGGTTGGATTGTATAATGGTCCGGTCGTTCTAATCGCGGCAAGTGATATATATAAAACAAAGTGTATTAATAATGAATATATCTTAAAATACAATGTAGAGGTTATCAACTTTGTAGAAATCAAAGAAACATTAAGCAATTCTACTAAAGAAAAACTAATAACCCATTGTGGTGATAGCGGTAAAAAAAACTTTAATTGGTGTTTTGGATGTCTCAATAAAATTCATCTATTTCACGCATTCTTTAAAAAATATAAATATATATTATATTTAGATACTGGAATTAAAATATACAGACCTTTGTGGGATATATTTTCTCTTGTAAAAAGAAATAAGATACTCGCGCATCACGATGACTTTCCAAAATACCACTATTCATTATCTGATAAATTTCGCGATATTGAACCATATAAAACTAATCTAAAAAACGAGTTTGATTTAAATACATACCATTATTTTCAAACTACAATATTATTGTATGATACAGACATCATACAAACCGATACAATTAATAATATACTTGATTTAGTAGAAAAATACCCTATATCATGCAATGGAGACCAAGAATACATTTCGTTATATTTTCATCAAATTACAAATCAAATGGAACAAATTAGATTAAAAGATAATAATAATTATTATTTTTACGATTATTACCAAAGATCCGGAATCAACAAGTATTGTATGACAAAACTCTAGATTTTGTAATGTAAAAGTAATATATTATAAAACTTTGCCTCCAACTTTTCACGGTAATGTATATGATCTCTTCCATTAAATATCATTAATCCATTAGCACCACAATCACATTCTATACATTCTAACTTATCTGGTTTATAACTATATCTACCTTTACCTTTTACCGGTTGTTTTACTTTATGAAAATAAATTGGCCAGGTTGAATCATCTGGTTTATCTACAATAAAAGAAACCGTATATTCACAATCCGGTCTATCTGTATGCGGTGGAAGTTCTGAATCTTTTACATACGCAGATAAATAACTATATGTTGGATGTAATTTACAACCTATTATCTTTTCAATTAAAGGTAGCATTTCATAATGTAAAAAACGTGAAAAAGCTTCATTATTTGCTTTATATCTATTAGACTGATTGTCCCCCAATATAAAATAATTATTTTGTATTGCTTCTCTATAATAAGTTTTAAATATATCTATGACAGATTCTTTAAAAACATTGTCTATTATTACAGGTTCATACTCCGTAAACGTATATTCTTTATTTAAATTTACTGGGTTAAGCACCTCCCCTTTGTAGTGCTTTTTTTTAAGTATTAATTTCTGAACGTAATAATTCAAGAATTCTGATGAAACACCATTTCGCGATATTTTAAAACTATTATATTCATACCAATTAGGTGGTATTTGTTTATTATCAAATAATTCCAAAACTTTATTATATGTTTCCATATAATCTTCAGTCTTATTTTCACATATAGGTTTTAGATTATAAGGTTGCCGTATATAGATATTAACTAGTATACAACTATAATATTCCTTATTTAAAACACTTTTAATAAGATTAGGATTCCTTGTAACACCGTCATCTAACACGTTTTTATAAAATACAATATCTCTTTCTTTAATTATTGTATTTAATCCTATTCTACTAAATCCTAATTCGATACTATTTGAAATAATACATGTAATTGTGTATATACGTTGTCCAAAACTTGATGTGTATCGTTTCCCTGATTCGGTATTTATATCATACGCATCATAATGCTCTCTATGAATTGTTTTAGAATTATACGTTATAACATTTAAGTTTTCAAAATTATTAATATTTATTTTAAACAAGTTATTTAATTTACCAATTAACTTTGGAACAAACTCTTTTTTTACCCAACAACTAGGTCTTTCTTTACTTAAATCGAACTTAGATTTTGATTTAATTATATCAATTTCATCTTTATCTATAAAATTGCTTAATTTGAAAATGCCGTTTCGCATATCTAATACCTCTATATTTGAGCGTGTTTTATTTATATTAAGTGGATCATGTATATGGGTCTTTTTATAATAAGATGGATTATATGTTTCATATAACATTGTTCTTGGACATTCACGAAACCATAAATTAAACGCATACTTATAACCTTTAATTACAGGCATTCCGGCATGTTCCGATAACAAATGCCTATTATTAGTATTTTTTTGAACATTCCAAAAAACTAATAATTTACCTCTTTTTGCTTTTATATCTATGTTTGCGTTTGTCAATCTTGTACCACCACCCTCTTCGACATCGTTCAAATAGCATAATGCTGTTGCCATTCTTTGACCACCATATTTTAAACATCTTAATGTTTTTTCGCTATAATCATGTTCAAAACAATCGTAGTGTTGCCTATATTCCTGATTTACATCATAATAAACGATTTGATAAGCCTCAGCATTAACCAACGGAATTCCAACTATTTTTGCAATTCGTTCGCCAACTCTTTTAGTCGTTTCATCCTTGTTATGATTAATCCAATAATTTGAACCAGTCCTCCCATTTGAATGAATACCTTTTAGATTATCACTCACTAATGCTCTCTTTAAGTTTCCATCTGCTAAAGCTATAAAATGTTTACATTCCTGTTCGCTTAATACATCTTCCATCGTATAAACACATGGATCTGCTAATAATGTGCGTGCGTTTGTTGTGGGTGTTTGTGATAAAGGCAAATTATTTTTAGTTTTAGATATAGATAAACTACCTATATATTCAGGTAAAACATTCATATAATTTAAATATTTGATAAAGTATTTAAATTATATATTTAAACTGTTTTTTTGGCGGATTTTTTGGCTGTTTTTTTACGATTTCTTGTATTTGATTTCGTATTTTCTCTCATTATTCTTCTAGAACCGAATTTGCCTTTTCTTGCTAAATCCCAACCCGCACGGCGGAAACGCGATCCTTTTTCACCCTTCATTTTAACATGTTTTGAACGAGATACAATTCTACCTCTATCATTTTTAATTAATTCACTTTTCTCTAAATTACCTGAGGTTTTAAACGCTGTATCATGCCAAACTTCGGCACGCGAACCTTTTAAAACCTTGTAGGTTTTACCTTTAACATGATATAATCCGTCCGACCCTTTATTTATTCTTTTTACCATTATATAATTATATAAGAAAAAAAGTTATTATTTTGGGATAATTACTTCTTTAATCAATTCTGACCTATGTTTATTTTCATCTAATTCCTGATATATTTTATTTGATATCTGTGCATACTCTTCCGCCAATTGCTCATTGTTAATCCAGTTAGGATTACTATTTTCCCAATCATTTATCAGTTTAATATATTTATGTTGTAAATTTTTATCACCTTTGTTCAACAACGCATTCACACATTCTTCCTCATTTTCCCACTCTTTCTCATTCTTTATGCATAATTTCTTGCGTTTCTGATCCACACAATGTATTGGTCGTTTATAAATACCTAATTCATTTATTTTATTACATATTATATCTGTTATACCTTTGGTAATATCTGAATTTTTTAATTCATTCAAGCAATTTAAATCTAACTCTATAGAGTTTATAAATTCATTCCAATTTATTGCATCTTTACAATCCTCTTTTAAAAACACATTCAAATTAAATTGATTAGTGTTATTTGTAGTGTTATTATTTCCTACCTTCGGTATTAATTCCATTATCTGTTTGTCTTTCTCGTCCATCTTTTTTAATAAATCTACTATTAAATTATTTTCTATCGTTTTATCATTAGTAAGACCATTATTGGTATCAGTTTTACAATCTTTATTTATTATTTTACAAACCGATTTATGTCTATATAGGCCTGAATTATACCTGTAAGACTTGCCGCACTCACATACGAATTCACTGCATTTATCATGTTGTCCCTTTTTCTCAAAAAGGGACAAAAATATACCATTTTGTACCATTTTTATACCATTTGTCCTTTTTGAGTGCTTAAGGGTTGATAAATGTCTCGCGAATTTATTTTTATGACACGTAGAATAGTCACAATATTCGCAATAGAAATTTGGAATTTTTTTTTGTCCCTTTTTGTCCCTTTTTGTATCCATATATACCATTTATAAAATATTCTTAAATTCTTGAAATTCTTTAATTTTTTTTTATGGTAACGAAGTTATCAACTTCAAAAAAGTGGTTCAGAGCATTATGCTCTGTTTTGGAAAATCCCAGATTTTTCAAATTTTAAAAGTTAAAATAGTGAATTTGGACAAATATATTTGTCCATTTTTAAAAATTTCATTATAAAATAAAAAAAGTAGAGAATCCCTATAAGACTGACTTTACGAAATGAAATAGAATTTCTTAATTATGTTATTTATGTTGTAAGACATTTATTTTTATTTTAAATATCATATTTTTATGTAGGCAAATATATTAAATTGAACGAATTTAAACTGATAGATATATAGTTAAGAGTATGGCAACCGAGTCGTTAGCAAACAAATATCAGAAAAAGACGGATAAGCAACATGTTTTAGATAACCCAGATACATATATAGGTTCGGTGGAGCAAGTTGAAACATGCAATTGGTTATTTGATAAAGACAACAAATTCATAAATAAACCTCATATTTATATTCCAGGTTTATATAAGTTGTTTGATGAAGGTATAGTAAATGCTCGCGATCATGTTATTAGAATGACAAATAAAAAACCAGTAACATTTATAGATATTAACATTGACGATGAAGGTGTTATTACCATGATAAATGATGGCGACGGGATTGATATTGTTGAGCATCCAGAGCACAAGGTATATATTCCAGAATTGATTTTTGGTCACCTACGTACATCGACGAACTACGATAAAACTGAGAAGAAGATTGTAGGTGGCAAGAATGGTTTTGGATTCAAACTGGTTTTGATTTGGTCTGAATGGGGTATGGTCGAGACCATTGATGCTAACAGGAAATTAAAATATACACAATATTTTAGAGATAATCTAGATATAATTGAAAAACCTACGATTGTGAAATGCGGTGCAAAATCGTATACAAAGGTGGTATTTAAACCGGATTATAAAAGATTCGGGATTGATAAACTTGACGACGACATGCGTTCAATGTTTATTAAGCGTGTTTATGATATAGCTGCTATTACAGATAAAAAAGTCAAGGTACAATATAATTCAAAATATATACCTATTAAAAATTTCCTCCAATACACAGACTTTTATGTAGGCGACGTGAAAAGAATATATGAAAGCACAGATGAAAGATGGGAATATGTGGTATGTTTGGCACCTGACGATGAATTTACGCAAGTATCATTTGTTAATGGAATTAACACGAATAAAGGTGGAAAGCATGTAGAATATATATTGAATCAAATTACGCGAAAATTGATAGCATATATTAAGAAAAAGCGCAAGGTTGACGTGAAAGCGAATACATTGAAGGAACAACTCATGTTGTTTATAAATTGTTCTATAGAAAATCCTTCATTTGATAGTCAAACAAAGGATTTCATGAATACGCCGATTCCAAAGTTTGGATCAAGTTGTGAGGTAAGTGAGAAGTTTATTGAGAAGATAGCAATGAAATCAGGGTTGGGTGTAATGGACATGGCTATGAATTTGACCCAAGTGAAAGAAAGCAAAGAAGTAAAAAAGACTGACGGTTCAAAGGTAAAGTCAATTAGAGGAATTCCGAAATTGGTGGATGCCAACTTCGCGGGAACGGCGAAATCGCATATGTGCACATTAATTTTGTGTGAGGGAGATTCGGCAAAAGCCGGTGTCATATCTGGATTATCTAAGGAAGACCGCGATATATTTGGTGTTTATCCATTGAAGGGTAAGCTATTAAATGTTCGCGATGAGGCACATAAGAAAATCGCGGAAAACAAGGAGATTTGCGAAATAAAACAAATTATTGGATTAGAGCATGATAAAGAATACACACTGGAAGAAATTAATAGTAAATTGCGTTATAGTAAAGTATTATTTATGACAGATCAGGATTTAGATGGCAGTCATATTAAAGGATTGGGTATAAATATGTTCGATAGTTTATGGGAATCCCTAGTAAAGATTGAAGGATTTATAGGGTTTATGAATACACCAATCATAAAAGCTAAAAAGAACAACCAAGAATTGTTATTTTATAATGAAGGACAGTATGAAATGTGGAAAAATGGTGGTAATACTAATGGATATTCAATCAAATATTATAAAGGTTTGGGCACAAGCACATCTAAAGAATTTAAAGAATATTTTAGCAACAAGAAAGTTGTTGGGTTCAAATGGAATGATGATTATAGCAAAGATTGTATTGATAAGGTATTTAATAAAAAACGCGCAGACGATCGTAAGATGTGGTTAAGTAATTATAGTAGAAAAGATTATTTAAATACGGATGATGATTTTGTGTTGTATGAGGAATTTGTAAACAAAGAAATGAAGCATTTTTCGAAATATGACAATGACAGGTCAATTCCGAATCTAATAGATGGTATTAAGTTGAGTCAACGTAAGATTATCTATGCGGCATTTAAAAAGAATTTGACAAAAGAAATAAAAGTTGCACAATTTAGTGGTTATGTTTCTGAAAACAGCGCATATCATCATGGTGAGGCATCATTAAATGGTGCGATTGTTGGTATGGCTCAAAATTATGTAGGTTCAAACAACATTAATTTACTTATGCCGAATGGTCAGTTTGGTACAAGATTGTCTGGTGGCAAGGACAGCGCTTCGGAAAGGTATATTTTCACAATGTTGAATCCTCTAACAAGACATATCTTTCCACAGGACGATGATAACATTCTGGATTATTTGGATGACGACGGAGAGATGGTTGAACCAGTATATTATGTTCCTATTATCCCCATGTTGTTGGTGAATGGTTCAAAGGGTATAGGTACAGGGTTCAGTACTGATATTCCCAGTTATTCGCCAAAAGAAATAGTTAGATATTTGCGTAGTAAGCTTAATTATGATTACGATAATACATTCGACGATATGTTATATTATGAGGGGTTTAAAGGAACAATTTTAAAGACGGATAAGAACAAATACACTATAAAGGGTTGTTGTGAAATAATCAAGGACGATGTAATGATGATTACAGAATTACCGATCGGCAATTGGACTGATGATTATAAAGAATATTTAGAGGGTTTGATTAAAGATAAGGTAGTTAAAGATTTTGAAGATAATAGTACAGAAAAAGACGTAAACATCACAATTACATTTGTAAAAGGTGAATTAGTTAAGTGTGATGAGAAGAAATTAAAATTAATTACAACAAAAACAACAAGTAATATGTATGCTTTTGATGCCAATGAAAATCTAAAAAAATATGAATCACCGCAAGAGATGATAGATGAATTTTATATTAAAAGACTGGAGATCTATCATAAGCGCAAGAACAAGCAATTAGAAGATGGCAATCTGAAACTAAATAAAATGACTAACAAAGCAAAATATATCAAATGTTTGTTGAATGACGAAATTGATTTAAGAAAGAAAAAGAATAACGTCATTACAGAACTTTTAATGAATATGAAATTTGATAAGATGGAAGATAATTATAATTATTTGATTAAAATGCCGATGGATAGTGTTTCAGAAGAGAATGTTGATAAGATTTTAAAAGAAAAGGATGAATTGTCTGAATTCCTAGATAAACTTAAATCAACCACAATAGAAAGTATATGGCTTCATGAATTAAATAAATTTGAACAAGAATATGATAAACATAAAGCACAAGCACAAGCACAAGCACAACCACAATCAAAACCAAAACCACAAGCAAAACCAAAAAAACTAAAAATTAAGAAGAATGAATGAAATGAATGAAATAAATTATTTATAAACATTTTTTTTAATAAAAACGTTCCATAAAATGAGAGATAATAAAAACCCAATATTGAAAGCCATCTGGCATGGATCATTAAAATATTTAATATTTATAATACCTGTTAATTGAACAAGTATATACGGTGTTATAAAAAATGTCAGTAATCCTAAACCTATAGTTTGTATAATATTTTTTTTGGAATAAAGATGCACCATTTATATATAAAGATATTATTTGTATAATATATAATGTCTTTAAAATTAAGGTATGATACATTGGTAAGTGATGTGATACCCGAACCTGAAAACATTAAATTTGTGGATGTATGTTTTCCGCGTGCAATAATGATGATGACGATGATAAGGATAAAAGTAAGAAAAGCAATGACTACATAGAGAATGACAAAAACGACACTAGTATGTATCAAGTAGATGATATGGTTTCCATAATGATAAACAATACATAAGTCCAAACGATAGTTGCAATGATATAATAATAGTTAATTTTCTTTGTAATATAGATAGCCATTGAATAATTTAAAATAACCAAAAAAGATGTAAACGCGAGCAGTTGTTTACATAATTTATTTTCAGGTATCTTACCTAGATGCCCGTTGCATTTTAAATAAGATATAATAACAGCACCGAATGAAATAAGACCTAAATCAGTGTATCCATTAATATTATGATATAATGCCCATATCCAAAAAGGCAGTGCCAATATAAACATGGACAATGATAAAGATTTAATACTTTTAGAGTTGTATTGTTTATTAATGATAGGTATTAAAATAATCATTAAAAATAACAGATATAAAGGACAATATTTATACAAAGCCATTTATAAATATAGAGAATAATTAAACATATATTGGTTCTTTATCGCATATATTATCGCATATACATTCGTATTCATAAAGTGTTCTCCCGCACTGTGAAAGAGAACAAGGATTACAAAATATCGTGAGAAAAATATCTTCGCAATTAGAACCAGGTATATTTTTCAAAAGTCTTATGTTAGTTCTTACGTTTTTGGCAACACAAAACATATATATTTGCGATCCAAATATTACTATATATGATATACGTCGGAAATAAATACTTATAAAATAACCAAATACATTGAACATTAAATATATAAATAATGGGTTGTTATAACAGAAATTTCTCTCGGTGACATGCTCATACATTAAAGATATGTAGACATATGGTGTTATAAAAGAACATATCATAGTTGGATAAATATTATTAAAACAATCACAAATATTACCATTCCATTTTTTAATAGTATTGGCAGTTAGGTAAGGTTCATCGTTTTCAGGTTTAGGATTAGGATTAGGATAGGATTCGTGTATGCTTGATAATAATGGTTCTCCCATTTCTTCCATTTCATACATATACTATATTAATATTTAGAAAAATCTTTTGAATTCATTTGTTTTATATTTGTAATTAGTTTGAACGGGTCGCTCGATTGGCACAACCAACGTGCTCACGTCATTTTTGTATTTAATGTATGCATCTAATTCTGTAAGTATTTTAGAAACACATTTTTGAACAATAATATTATTTAAATCTGATATTTGTTGTGTTATATTACTTTTGTTGTTTCTTGTATATTGAAGATATACAGCTCGCATTATTATCTTTAAATTGACAATATCTTGTTGGGCTATAACGTGTTGTTTATTTGACATTTCATAAACCGATGCTCTTATTGAATTTTGTATAATTTGCATATTTTCTTTTGAAAAAAAAGCTTTTGATAAAAGAGAACATTCTAAAGTTCCAGTTAAAGCTTCATCATAACTACAACAATCATTAGTTTTTATATTATGAAACAATGTAGTTTTATTAGAAATTTTATTGTCATTTATATTAATTCTACCATTCATCATATATATAAAAGGTATTATAAAAAATCATTAAATAAATAAAATATATAATATTTATATAATGGATGATTATGTTAGATATTTAATAATAGTTGGAGCGATAGTTCTTGTAATAACACTAATATTATTTTATATAATGTTTAGTTATAGTAAAGCGAGTAATACATGGCCACCAGAAGAAATGCCGTGTCCAGATTATTGGAAAGCAAGTTACGAAAATAGCAATAGTGGTGTAGCGTGTCGAGATATTTATCATTTAACCTCACGCGATGATAATAATAAGAGTATAACCTACGTCACTGGTACTTCGAATGATTCTAGTCTAAATCTATGGTATCTTGATGGACCTGCCACGGGCGTTGATGGTTCGGGCGGTCTTGGTTTCGTGCGTGGAGATCTAACCGATATATCTTATGCAGCAGATAGTAATCTATGGCAAACACATTGTGGTAAAAAAATATGGGCTCAGCACAATGGTGTAAGTTGGGATGGTATAACCAATAGTAATATACAATGCACCGAATTAGGGTTTTTAGAAAACCCCGACGATATTTACGCGAATTAATTCAGTCGACGATAGTTCTTAAATTGAAATAAGTTAATATATACTATATAGTATACATTAACATGGAATTATGTAAAGAACTACAAATGTATATATATGATTACATGCAACCAATATGGTTAAAAAATGTAGATAAAACAAGATTTCATAAATACATTAATAAAGAATATATAGTTTCTGAGACATCAATTAGACGATTAGTTAGAAAAGATAGCGATTTTATACTTAATTTACTTTTAGAAAAAAATATAGATAAATTTATAAAACATAAGAAATACATATATAAAACAGCATCTTACAAGAATTATCTTGAATTTATTATATATTATTGTGTAAATAATCAATCCCCAAAATGCATAAACATAATTAAAAATAATTATGGTAATTATTTAATTAAACATAAAAATAGATAATACTTAGTATAAATGAATATAGGATTAATAGATCGTGTATCCGAAAGAAATAAGGTTATAAATTTTTTAAATAATTTTTACAATAAAAATATAACACAAAGCAAGGGATTGTATGTATGTGGCGAAGCAGGATGTGGTAAAACTGAATTTGTAATTAATTTATTAAATGAGCTAAATTACGATATCATTAGATATGATACTAATGATAATAGGAGTAAAAACATAATAGAATTACTTAATAATAAAGGTATGTCATCAAGAAATGTTACAAGTTTTTTTACAAAAAAAGAAAGTAAGATAATAATAGTTATAGATGATATAGATAGTTTAAATATAAATGATAAGAATGGAATAAGTTCGTTAATAAAATTAGTAAGAATAAAGAAAACACAAAAACAAAAGATAGAAACGGCGTCTGAATTACCAATTATATTTATAGGTAAAAAAGACGTTGACAAAAAAAATAAAGAACTGATGAAGGTGTGTGAGATATGTGAAGTACAAAAACCGAAACGTAAAGATATAGATGAATTAATAAGTAAAAGTTTTAATTTGGATACAATAACTCGTGAAAAATTAATAGATTATATAGATTGTGATATTAGAAAACTAAATTACATATTATCAATAATTAAGAAAAACACTAATTTGCTTGACTTAATATTAAATATAGTATGCGACGATACTAATGTTAAAAAAGTTACACAAGATTTATTTAAAAACAATTACAGAATAAAAGATCATCAATATAAGATAAGTGATACAGACAGAACAATTGTTGGATTGTTATGGCATGAAAATATAATAGATATTTTAAGTAAAGTGCCTATAGAAAAAGGTATAATTTTATATTATAAATTTTTAGAAAATATATGTTATGCAGATTTTATGGATAGAATAACATTTCAAAAACAAATTTGGCAATTCAATGAAATTACATCAATTATAAAGACCATGTATAATAACTATATTATGCATAATAATAATATCGTGCATAATAAATGTAAGGTGAAAACAGATATCAGATTTACCAAGGTACTAACAAAATATTCTACAGAATATAATAATTTAGTTTTTATACATAATTTATGTCAAGAATTGAATTTAGACAAAAAAGACATGTTAGGATATTTTTGGTACCTAAAAAAAAATGGTGGAACCCAAAATTTAATAGATTGTTATGAGATAACAGAATTGGATATAAATCGTATATTTAGATACATAGAGTTTTGTTTGTAGAATTTATTTAACGGTAGTATATTCTTGTGTATCTTCTGGTTGCCATTGTGTAATAATTTCCGGAGAGTTATTTACATATGATGTATTAATCCATTGATGTTTTAGTGCATTATCTACTATAACACTGCGATGACATTCGTATTCGTGTGGACTATCATAGAATAATTTCATAGATTCTACTATATCATTTTTAACAATCGGAATTACGACTCTCCATAATTTTTTCTCATGAATAGAACCCACTTTAAACGGATATGTTCGACCCGTAAATGCATTAACAATGAATTGTCCTCTATCAGAATAGTGGAAATTCATTTCAGTATTTCTGTATACTTTAGAACTGGGTTGTAGAAAGTCAGTTTTTGAAATTTCGTTAACATGCTCCATTAAATAAGTATATTAAGTTACTTTTAATTTAATTTTAAATTAAAACTATTAAAATCATTTGATGACCCATTAGTTTTAACAGTTTTTAAACGTTGTTTCATTTCTTTATGATTATTATTAATCATAGTAATAATTTGATCTAATTTGCTTTCATCATTTACAAATGTAGGTGAAGGTTGTGATGTTTCATTACATTTAAGTTGTTCTTGAAGTATAGATATTGTTTTATCGCGTTGTTTAAGTATTTCTACAAGTTCCTGCATTTTCTTGTTTTGTTCATTTAGGTGTTGTAATACCTGTTCTTGTGTAAGTTGTATAGGTTCTTTTCCGTCTTGTTGTAAAACAATTAAACCGTTGTTATTATTATTACTGGACATTTGCCTACGTTTTTCCTCGATTTCACTTATTTGTTTTAGTACATCTGGTTTCATACTTGGGTCACCAGGTTTATAATTAACAAGAAGTTCTTCAATTTCATTCATGAAGAAGTTTTTAATGTCATCTTCTTTTACAAATTCATCAACTGTTTTATCGCTTGTTTTTACGAACTTAGGGTGTGGATTATCTAATAGTTTTTTTTTATCAAATGTGTTATGAATATGAGAAAATACCAATATAACTTTTTTTGGTTCTAATTGTACGAATGGCACAGTGTAATTTTTAAGAAATGCTTTTTCTTCTGCAAGAGCGGCATGGTCCTCATATTTGTGTTCTTTTAGTAGTTCTTTTCTAAATGCAAATGTACCAGCGGTCGCATGGCTAGGTCCATATGGACCGAATTGAATCATTTGATTAATATGTTTAAAATAGATATAGATTTCAGATGCACCGGCACATAATGCCTTTGGATTTTTTTGAAGCATATCAACTGCGTGTGATATTCTGCATGGCGGATAATAATCATCGTCATCCATATAAACTATAAAATCACCTTTTGAATTTTCGTGAAGTATATTCCGTTTTTTTCCAAGAGGTATTTTTTCATCTAATTTGATATATTTTATTTGTGGTATATTAGCTTCTTTAATCAAATCCTCTATCGGATCTGTGCCATCATCAAGAATTATCCACTCAATTTTATCCATAGGATAATCCTGATGTTTAAAACATTTAAACATATTTGGAATAAATGGTCTTCTATTAAATGTTGGAGTGCAAACACTAACAAAAGGTATATTATTTTTATTAGTTTTAGTTTTTTTACCCATTAAAAATAATAATAATAACTATTTAAATGTTTTAGAGACAACAAATAATAATAATACTACAAACTATTAATGAAATGAATGCCCCAACTGCCACATTTGGTCGTAAGTATGTCATAGCAGAATATGAAAGCATAAGTAAACCCATTATTGTTAAACCATAACGATTATTTTTAAGATAATCTATTGTAGCATTAATATATTTCTTATTTAAAGAATTGAACATTAACAATGAAATAATCTTCATTTGTGTTGATAATGAATAAGCTATGCATATTCCGAGACCATATGTTGGTGTAACCCACCATCCAAATATTAAGTATATTGCTATAAATTTAAGTAATGATATAATGGTCGCCATTACATCACTAGTACATGTTGCAAAGTTAATCAGGTTGCGTATTTTTGAACCAGACCACGTGAGTCCGCGACCGATATTATCGCTAATCATATACATAATCGCCAGAACCGAAGCGACCCTGGAGCCAGAGTTGTTCAACAATACCTTCCTATTAGCTATTTTATCTGATAATGCTTTAAGACCGGAATCCCTATTAGGGTTTGTGGCTGACCGGGCACCACTGGCGGCGGCTCTGGCTGACCGGGCACCACTGGCGGCGGCGCTGGCTGACCGGGCACCACCGGCGGCGGCGCCGGCGGTGGAATTAATTGCGGCACTTTTTTTTTCACCCCCAGATAATTTACTGCTACCACCACCACAATTTGAAGTAAATAGACCTTCACCATCGCCTGTTTTTATTCCATTAGCATAATCAATAATATATTTGAATGTTTGTGCAATAATACATATAATCATTATCGTCCATGCAAACCCATCATAAGTCCGTTGATTTTTTTTTCTTTGTTTTTTCAAGTCGTTAATTAGTAATTTTTTTTCTTTTTTGTATGCTTGTTTATATTCTCTGTATGGTCCACCCTCACCAGAATCATCCTTTTTGTTAGTACCTAAACCAGTTCTAGCATTCCATTCTTTCCAAGACCACATACCATCTTTAATTGTGTATTTCTTATTTCTAACTATTACATCAACAAAAAGTAAATCTTCCTCTTCGAGATGTTTCACAATCTCAATTAGCTTGTCCGCGACTGCGTCCGCGTCCACGTCATGTTTATCGGCGTATTCTTCGATTTTTATCAATCCTTTTCTCTTCTCTTTCGGATACGGATCGGGGACGCGATCCGTAGCATGATATCTTTTAAACACAAACAATTCTACCATAAATTTTAAATTTTTATAATTTGAATTATTTTTATCTCTCATGTCGTCGATTTTGGCCTTCATTTCTTGTTTAATAATTCTTATGTCATCATATGCGTTGTCAACGTTGAAGTCTTTATAATTATTTTTTATAGATTGATATATAATTTTATCTAACTTGTCAGATAAAGAACTCGTGTTCAATTTCTCCATATCCCCCAAATATTTTGCTAAATCTGCCGCGAGTGTTCTCCTGTCCTTATCGATTTCGCCCTCATTCTCATCGATTTGGGTGTTCGCCTCGTTAGCATAATATATGATCAATTGTTTTGTAGTAGTCTTATCCGCGCCCTTATCCGTGAGAGCAGTCTTATTAAGCAAATCACTGGCTCTACCACCTGCAGTACTTAAATTTTTTAAGCTAGTTACAATTTTCAAAAAAGCTTTAACATATTTTTTAATGTATTTCCATGAAAGAAAAATACCTGCCCAATATTGCAAAAAATGCGGGTGCAATGTAGAACTAAATAATGCGGCAACTAAAGAAACCATGACAGGCAATTGTAGGTATATAAGTATTCCTAATAGTATAGGAATTATAAAATTTTTTAAAACACCCGATGATTTAATATATTTTGTAATAAATGATGAAAACAAACTAAACATCATGTAATTAGATGCATCAAATATTTTTAAAGGCCAATGGATGAATAATAAACGAAGTTGTACTGTTAAATCGCATACAGAACACCAAGAGTCGTATGGAAATTCAATTGTTCCAACTTTTTGCGGATATGGGTCAACTGATTCGTCTATTCTAAGTTTATCCATAGCAAATTGAGTGTGAGGGAAAATTTTCCTTAGTTTATTTTCAAGACCACTATTGCCGTTTTTAGTTTTGTGCATACCTTCAGAAAGTATATTAAGATTAGCACCAATAATACCAACTATTAAAACCAATACAATATAATAGAAACAATTTAAGATAAATGGCAACCAATCGTTTTTAGTGGGAGGTATGTATCCTTTTACCCTCAAATTTTTTATAAAGTCCTCGCTTTTTTTTGTAATATCAGTCTCACTTTCATAATTATTTTGAATTTCTGTCTTATCAACTTGGTCACTGCTATCTTTTTTTAAAAAATTAGTAAGATTATCCATTTATATATATTGTAAATATATATAAAATTTACATAGCAAACATTAATGAACAATTACCTGATGAAAATATTAAAATATTGTATCTTTGTTCATATATTCGCAGATCATAATTATAATCATATAAGTTCCACGCAGGTTTATTATATCCTATTGGCTCGCCTGTGTTAGGATTGCATACAACAAGATATTGTGCTGATGCGTCAACCGTTGGGACATGTGTGGTGAATTCGAGTTCCACTTTATTGAACATACTTAAATTAATAGTGCCCGTAGGTTGTAAGTTTGAAATACTGGTAGATAACGCAAAAGAATAACCATAAACTCCGTCCATAGGAACACTTGAGAAACGTTTATAACCCTCTAAATATCTGTAAACATTTGCATTTCGTATTTCTTCTCGTTGATGTCCATCCAATAATATTCCAAGAGAAACAAGTATATCTTTTTCATTCTCAAATTTGTAATTACCCGTATAATATAAACCTGTAGGTGTATAATCAGGATTTTCGCCCGGTCCAAGTGTTCTGTCACCATATAAATAACTACCTTCAGTACTTCGTGGTGCGGATTTAATTTTATAAGGTTTATAATGATAAGGCCAATTAGTAAAATTACTCCATTCATTGCGCAAATGAACGTCGTTACGTTGAAAAACAAAAGTAAGGTCGGTTACTAAACCTTTTGAATTTTGTAACCAAACTTTGTTCGATGTAGAAATATTATTAAATGTGTGTTGGAACACTTGTTTAATTAAATACTGTTGTTCTTTTTGTGCGAATTCTTTACGTTCATCCTCAGAAACAAAACAATAATTAGCAATAATATGAATATCAGAATTCCATGTAGTAGATTTATCGGTATAATTTAATTGAACATTTGGAGGTGTTTGTAAAAAACGATGGAATTGGTGTTCAGCTATATTAAAATTAGGTGCAACATATGGATAGTTATACGTACTATTTAAAACATCTCTAATAATAAACCACTCTTTAATAGGTCTTAATGTAACATTAATGAACATCTCATTATATTGTAAAGAAACTAAAGGAAAAGCTTGTTTATACGATATGGTCCACCATAGATTAATTGGAATTAGTAATTGTTCACTACGAATGGATGGTTCGGCACCATTTGCATCAGTTGTATAAATAGCATTAGGGTATGAACCTGCAAATGAACTAGGGTTATAATATTCTTTTTTGTTTCCTGTCATAGTATCGTATAATCCACCTTTACCATATCCATTTTTATCATAATTAACAAGGAAAAACTCACCTGGTACAGTATAAAGATTAGTGCCACCCACAGTTATGCTTATTTCTTTAATAATTTGTGTGCCAAGATCTTTTATCCATTTAAATTCGTATGGAACCCATTGTCCGCTGCTATCTGATGTTTCAATAGGCGGATATATTGGACTGTATATATCTGGTAAAGTAATTGATAAATATGTTTCCATAAGTAAATCCGCATAACGTTTAACTTTAAATGTGTATTTAGTTTCTTCTGTCAAATGAGGTGCTTTCTGTCCTTCATAATCAAGTCTGAATTTTTGCATACCAAAGTTAGTATGTGTTTTATAAGTAGAGGTAAAGAATGTTTTACTGGGGTTTCCATTAACAATTACATTCTGATCTCCTACAGCAATTAAGTTTAATAATCCACCAGCCATTAATATAATATACAAATAAAACTTTTAAATAAAGTTTTATTATAGATTTATATAAATGGCGGATCGTGAAGGAACAAAATTAACTATTATAATAGCAATTTTAATAGTATTAACAACATATATATTAATAAAAATTTCAAAAAAACTTAATGGTTCTGAAATAAAATGTAGAAATAGTATACCATTACATACTATATCTATAACAACATATGAGAAGAAATACGAACCATGGGACTGGTTTGTCTATTCTAAGGAGAAAACGATTAAAGATTTGCATGTAAAAACCGCGTATAATTGTTGTGCAATATCAGATAGATGGGTTGATTTATGTGCTCTTGAATATACAATAAACGAAAGATGTAGATGTCTTGATTTTGCTATATTTGATTATAATGGTTTCCCCGTAGTCGGTACTACAACGACGCCTAACGGACTAACTATGGATAGTTATAACTATATAAATTTTGACAAAGTTATGAAAACAGTAATGGAAAAAGGATTTGTAGATAAGGTAACTGATCCATTATTTATTAATTTAAGAATTAAGTCCGCATCATTAGAATTATACGATTTGATTGCGAGTATAATAGATAAGTATGTAATAGGTAGTAAATTGTTATCAATTAATTACACATATTACACATATCATAAAGATGAGGAGTTATTAGATTTAAATCGATTAACTATGGATGTATTAAGGGGTAAGGTAGTTATTATGGTAAGTGATTGTAACCTTTCAACATTTAAAGAATCTGTATTACCAGAGCACACCAATATTTTAGGTGGCGTGGTTAATGCGACTAATTTTGGAAGTTGTACTACATTAGACCCTAATACAATTACTACAGATGGATATAGTTTAATACAATTAAATAACGGTCATATAATGAATGGTAAATCAAATATTACAAAAATATCTAATGATTTAAGTGATAATATTTTAATATCAATACCTGATGATATTAATTATAATCCAAATTATTGTTATTATAAAAAGGCAGGTGTAAATTTTATTGGCATGTCATTCCAACATAAAATAAAACCATCTAAAAAAACACTTAAAAAGAATTTAGAAGCAGACAAAGACAATGAATTTTATAGCGATTTATTAGAATATGAAAGAATAGGAAATCTTAATAATTACAACAAATGGTTTAATTATAATAATACTTCATTTATTATAATGGGTGTAGATGAGCACACCATAGACACCACAGGTTGTAATAAAACAGACTTTTCTATTGAGTCAGGTTCAATGTTTAACCAGGATGAACTATTACACACTTATGCGGGTAGCAATGACAGCACATCGTCTGGTTTCAGTTGGAGTAATGTTGTGGAACAAGTCAGACAAAGAATATAAATAGGCTATCTATGGTCATAGACATTTTATACCATAGACATTTTAGTATACACATTATATATATATATATAATATATAATGGGTTATCTTGAAGACGTAGAATTGCAAATATTAAGAGATGCGGTTGATAAATCTGAGGAAAGAATGAAAAAACGCAAGGTTAATGGTCCTGAAATAGAGGCAATAATAAATATAGTAGAAGAATTTTTAAGAAAAAAAAAATTAATTTGTTATGGTGGAACAGCTATTAATAATATTTTACCCGAAGAAGATCAATTTTACAATAAAGATTTAGAAATACCTGATTATGATTTTTTTTCACCCAACGCATTAGCTGATGCGAAAGAATTAGCAGATATTTATGCCAAAGAATTTGATGACGTGGAGGCCAAATCAGGTGTTCATCATGGAACATATAAAGTTTTTGTTAATTATATACCCGTGGCAGATATAACACAAATGAACAAGGATTTGTTTGATGCGATAAATGTTGAGAGTCTAAGTGTTGGTGGTATATTATATGCAGCACCAAATTATTTGAGAATGTCTATGTATTTAGAACTATCGCGTCCGGAAGGAGATACATCACGCTGGGAAAAAGTATTAAAACGATTAACATTATTAAATAAGAACTATCCGCTCTATGGTGTTGATTGTTTAAATATGAATTTTCAAAGAGGTATGGAGTTGAAAAATAAGAAAATGGAAGTCAATATATTTACAACAGTAAGAGATGCGTTAATTGGTCAAGGAGTTGTATTTTTCGGTTCCTTGGCACACGGCATTTATTCAACTTATATGCCTAAGAAAGAAGGAAGACGCATAATTCAAAAAAACCCAGATTTTGATGTTATGTCATTAAAACCTGATTTTACAGCAACAGTTGTTAAAGAACGTTTAGAATATAACGGGTTTAATAGTGTATCAATAGTTAGAAGAGAAGGAATTGGAGAAATAATTGCACCGCATTACGAAGTAATCTTAAATGGTGATACGATATGTTTTATATATGAACCATTGGCATGTCATAGTTATAATGTGGTTGATGTAGATAAAAGAAAAGTAAGAGTAGCTACAATAGACACAATGTTAAGTTTTTATTTGGCATTTTTATATGCTAATAGACATTATTATGATAAAAATCGTATACTATGTATGGCAGAATTCCTTTTTAAAGTTCAGCAAAGGAATAGATTAAAGCAGAAGGGGGTTCTAAGGAGATTTAATATTAATTGTTATGGGCATCAAGAAACAATGGAAGAAATGAGAGAGAATAAAAGCAAAAAATACAAAGAATTAATGGATAAAAAACACACAAAAGAATATGGTGAATGGTTTTTAAGATATATTCCATCGGAGAAAACGCAAGGTAAAACGCAAGTTAAAAGAAGTAAAAGTAAATCTAAAAAAACTACAAGAAAAAAAGCAACCAAAGCTAAGAAAAAGACAAAGATATCAAAATTAAAGATGGAAGATATATTTAAATTACCGATGTATTAGTTACGATATTTTATTGATAATAACATCAGAGAATTTAGATATCATATAGAATATAAATCCAAATAAAATACTTTTAAACATAAAACCTTGCATTTTTAGATTTCCCGAATTATCAGACAATTTCGGAATAAATTTAATTAACATATTATTAAAAATCGGAAGTTGAAATATAAAAAATAATATAGCAATAATGATAGGTATTTGGAATTCTTCGTATGCTTTATTAAACATACTTTTATTGGTATCCTTTATTTTTTGTTGTTTTATAATATTTTCTTCAGTATCATAATTTCCTATATAGTCATTTTCGTTCCCCTGCTCCACAAAATTAACCCTACTTTTTGGATCACTAACAACTTCGTTAACATTTCTAGGTATATCTCTTGAAGGTAACTGTGTCGCTCCCTGTTGCGCGGCAGTGTTAATATTTTTAATAAAGTTCATTTGATCGTCCGAACTAAACATGGTAGGTTTTTGTGTAGCATGTTCTTGGTTAGTTTCTTGTGTATTAAGCACTACATTTTGCTCTAGTTGTGGTGGTAACTGAGCTTGTGGTGGTGGAAGTTGTGCTAAATTTGTGGTGTCACCCATATAGTATAACGAATGAAATGATATAAATAAAAATTACGCAAAGGAAACAGTTTTTACATTTTTATTGCATTTTTTAGCAATCGGTTCAAAATTATAACATTTATTATTAAATTTATACGTAGAATTGGTAAGTTCATTGAAATCCGGTGATACAAAGTTGTAACAACTTTTCCCCGAACATTGTTTTCTGAAAAGAGTGGCTAATCCTAAACCTAAAATTATCGAAACAATAATTTTCCCATTTGTAGAATGTAAAATTCTATTAATCTGCATATTTATATATACACAGATTAATATTGTAAAGGAATATTCTTATAATTTTTATCACATTTAACATTGTTAGGTTTTAATTGAAAACAGTTGTTATTTATATCTTTGTATAGTATATCTTTATAGTTGTTAGGCGTTGGATATACCTTTACTTTTTTTTTATCAAAAGACATTTTATTTAATATAAAGAATCCTATTAAGAAAGTTATTATAAAAAAATAGATATTGATTCCTACTTTAGTCTTCATTTATATAATATAAATATATTATAGTTTATATTCTATTATTTTTGGGTCTTCATCTAATGTTCTTTCAATAGAACTGATTGTATTACGTTGTTTAATTAAATTGTATGTTTCATTATCTTCATCATAATTAATTTTATATACTTTGTAATTAAGTTTTTTAATTATTTCTAATAATGGTAAAACATTTCCTATGTAAATTTCAACAGTATCCTTAATTAGTTGATTATCGTTAGTTTCTTTGAAATTATTGATAGTTTCCTGCATAGTTTTCATGTGCACATTTAAAGATTCGTTAGCATTTTTAATATCGCTAATTGTTTCTTCACTGTCGGTTAATACATCAATTGTGGACGTATATTCGCTTAGCGTATCATTTAATACACTTTTAAATTCCTCAAATTTGGTTAAAGATACATCCCGTTCTACAAATTGAAATAAAAAGTTTAATTTAGTTATTATCATATTAAATTTGTCGTCTTTCATTTCATTTTCCCAGTATTCCAATGTTTTAACTTCATTGATTATATTTCCCTTATTTAATTGAATATTTAAGGCGCATGGAGTTATGGTGTCTCCGCACTTGGCAGAGAGTATTCTTCCACTATTAGAAAAAATAGTTCCTACATTGCGTTTACATTTAATACAAGCAGGTTTATATGCCTTAATGAGTTTCTGCTTTTTTTTCAAAGAGAAAGCTTCATTTTCTCTAATTATTTTTTTATGTTTATTGTATTTTGTATCGTAGGTATTTTTTAATTTATAATATTTTTCTAATGCTTTCATAAATTTTTCATCATATACATTACTCATAGTTGTATATAATCAAATAATATTATTTTTGATTTAAGTTATAATATTCGCTTTCAAAGGTAGGTAAATTGGTTATTATTTCTTGACGATACTTTTGTTTTTCAACATCAATGGATCGGATTTTATTTAATATGTAAGCTCTTTCTTTTCTTTGTTTAATTTCTTTTTCTTGTGATGTCATTTTACCTTTGTATTTATAACGAAGCGTTAATAATAAAACACAAGCAAAAAGCACTACTAAAATGATATTGTATAGATTATTGTAATATGACATTTTTTTTATATGACAATTTTCAAGAGTTTTTGTAAAGAAGTATTTAACACCGGATTCTACTAAATTAGGATTTTGCATATATAATAATATAAATCTATATTGTTTTTATCAATAATCTTTAATTTAATCTACTTAATGATTTGAGAATAAGAGTATTAACATGAATACGTTAACTATACTTTCAGTAGATCCTACAGACGGCGATGAATTATTAGAAATTGGTATTAGAAAAAAGAATGGTGAGAATCTATTATTAATTGTGCCACTAATACCCGAAGGTCATAAATCAGAATATCAGTTTTGCGATAATTTGAATTATGACGAAACGCGAAGTTATGATAACGCATTTAAGACAGCATTTTGGCTTGCAAGATGTTTTCCGGATACTCCTGTTTATATAGACCGGGATTTAGTAGACGCAATAAATCCTGTAAATCAAAATATTTATTATCATTTAAGCAACGATTTACCAGACATAAGATGTTATATATCAGTTGTAGATATTCCAAGAAACTTATGTTTAAATTTAAATGAGTTGAAGATGTATATTAATGTATATAATAATATAACGACAAACGTGGGTAGACCATGTACGGGAATCGTTCATTTAATGGAAAAACTAAGCTTGGAGGCTAGTTTAAAAGGCCCTATTTTTGTTCAAGGTGGAACATTATATGGAAAAGAGTCTGGAATAACAAATATACCGGACATGTTTAAACGTACGGACCGCGAATCTATGAATTTGGCTCGTAATCCAGATGCGTTTATTAAACTTATGAAATTAATGAATGATTATATATATGTTGTACCAACATTTCATAGTAAAATACACTCATTGATTGAAATAAATAATATGATAGATAGTAATTATTTAAAAAACATTTATAATTTACCTGGTAAAAGTGTAATAGCATCAGATGTAATAAATAAATGTCTCAAGAAATTTTATTCACAAGATAGATTTAAAAATGGTGCCAAATTATTTGATGTAGATTTATACAATATTTCATTAAATAAAGAAAGTTACAATTTTATTAATATGTCATGTGCAATTAAGAAAGGGTTAGGCGAGATGGAATTACACAATGGTGAATTAGACAATGATGACAACTACCAGCAATTAAGACCGGTTAAAGTTCTAAATTAAATCAAATCAAATCAAATAAAATCAAATAAAATCAAATCAAATAAAATCAAATAAAATCAAATAAAATCAAATAAAATCAAATAAAATCAAATAAAATCAAATCAAAATATACATTACAATATAGTAAGAAATCACTGCTAAAACAATAGTAACTAACCACATAGGTATGATAGTTTTATTTTTATAACCTAGTCCAAATTGTCTTATATAACCTTGTTTAGTATAAAGAAAACTAGGTTTAACATATTGTGTTATAGTGAATAGTATTACAAAAATGTAAACAGCAACACTAATTTTTCTTTTTTTATTTATTGTTATTTTCATATATATTAATTAATATATATTTTATTAATTAATAATCTCTAATTAGCATAATCTCTAATCATCATAATCTCTAATCGATTCCATCATATCTCCGGAATCCAAAATATCTTCATCATAATCGTCGTCGTTATGCATATTTGACATATCATAAGCATCATCTTCAATTTCCATATCACGAAAGTGTTTTTCTTCTGCGTCAAGCATTAATATATCTTTATTCATTTCAGTTATTTCATCGCTGACCCCCATATTTTTTTCAAAAATGGCACGTCTTTCTAAAGCTTTATATTCTTCATCAAAGGTATCTTTGTCGTATTGTATTAAGCCTTTTTGTAATCCTTTGGACCATTTTTCAAGCTGATGGCGTTTTTTAATATCTTCAACCTTACGTTGGTCTTCAGATAAATCTTTAAGATATGTTGTAAATTCTTCTTTTTCTTTATCTTTAGAACGTTGAACCTTATCAATAACGGATGGATAATCATATATAGAACTAGAGTATTGATCAAGATACATATCAATAAAAACAGATATAAGTGTTGCTAATCGTTGGTTCTTTGTTTTTTTCTCTCCAATTAGTATTTCAATTTGTGAAATATCACCATTATCTTTTTCTTCAAATGCTTCTGTTGACATAGAGGTCGACGTCCTAGTTTCACTGATAATATTGTCATCCTGTGACAGGGTCGCAAACATATTAAGTGATAGCAGTACGAAATGTTGATAAAGCAAAGCACATATTTTATTATCAAATACATTATTACTATCATTTATTGTACTGCTATGACGAGGAATATTATTAGCTAATAGCATTACATTATTAAATTTTGGTGTTACATTGTGCATAAATGCAATTAAGATATCATCATAAAGTTCTACGAGTTTGTTGTAATTGTCTTTAATCATATTTTTAATGGAAAGTTGATGATTGAATGAAAGATTCCAGTGTTTATGAATGGTTATGTCTTCGTGGTTGTATGTTACATTATTTTTAATCATATTAGGATATATCGTAGTTATATTCATTAGATAGCGAGATAAATGATCTGTAAGTTCGTACATATGTTGATCCTCGTCGTCTAGTATATTATGCGTTTTAAAATCACCCAAACTTTCTATTTTATTATAAAATTCATCTATTTTAGCGGCGGTTTTCCTGGAAGATTTAGTATTTTTAATTACAAAGTTTTTAATATTAGTTTTAAGATTATCATTATTTCCGACCAAGTAATTTTTAATATTACGCATGGATTGTGTATCTATACCCTTTGCATTCCCACCCCCTTTGAACTCGTTCGCGTTTGCGGCAATGTCCGCACCCGTCGTTCTAACCTGTGACATGGTCTGTGCCCTCATCATATCTTGTAATAAAGTAACTAATTGTGGTGGTAAATTATTGTTTGTTTGCAAAGAAACTTCATTAAGAATGATTCCAAGATTGTTTTGAGGTCTATTTTCAAATGACAAATCAATATTTTGCTGAATAACGCGATGAAGTTGATGTAATGTTTCGATGCTATAAAATTTACTTTCTTGTTTTAAAATATTTATTTTTTCTTCAATGGTATTTTCATCAGTAAAACTACTTTTATTATCAATACAAATGTCCATTAAATTTTTATCAAGAATTATTGAACCATTAAACTTACAATAAACGATAAATGATTTATAGACGGTTGATTCACTCAACGTATTTGCCAAAACTGGATAAGATTTTCGTGTATTAACGTTAATAAATAGTGTGGCAGCTTTGGTGTAGGTATCAATTATATCTAATTTTTTTGAAAGTTCATTTACAAGAACGCTAGTTTTATAAATATTTGGGTTCTTTTCTTTTAAAAAATCCGCAACAGATTTTATGTTGCTACAACATACATTATCTATGAAAGGTTCTTTACTTGAATTCATAAGCAAAGGTTCAGCGTTATTTATGATATTGGCAATCATGATTTGAATATACATAGAAAAATGCACTATTTTACCATATATAACATTCAGTTGTTCTTTTTGTTTTGCATTACCGACTGAAACATTAGCGAATGTGGATTTTATAAATGCATCATTTATATTTTCAGATACTTTAAGTTGTGGTTTAGACAATGGAGGAAGAAATGTTTCCCATGTTTTAACATCAATAATAGATGGAATTTCGGCATCTTCAGTAAGGTCGTAATTTAGTTTATTATTAATTTTTTCTTTAACGACCGAATTTTTAAGCAATACTTCGTTGATTAATAAGGTTAATTTCTTAACAAGCTGAGCTTCACTTGTTTTTTTTAGCGTATTCCAAGGTTCTTCATTGCTTTTAATATTTGTAGCGATACAAGCAATATACGTTAATCCACTATAATCTTCATTGTTTAAAGGAAACCCTTTGAAAGATTTTTTGCATCCTGGAAATGTTTTCTTTACCTTCGGTGTAGGCGTCATAGTTGCTACACATATAAATATGTATGATATAGTGCATAATAAAAGATATGTGTTTTTTTTTGTAGTATAATTAATAATTTTCTTTCCTTTTTTTAGTCTCGCTTCCTCCGCCATCTTATTGTATGTTTCTTCATCGCCGATATCGTTATCTATTAAAATAAAAACATTACTTGTTATAAATTCGTAAGATGATTCCAGGGATATACCCATAAAATTCTCAAATGCAGAAATCACATTTAAACACATATGTGTATCAGGGGATATTTTGATGGATTTTTCTTCAGATGAAAAAGATAATTTAGAACTTAAATCTTCCACCAATTCTGAGCGACTTTTAATTTTAAATCCGCTTTGATCGTAACCTTCATCTGTATCAAACTCAATTAATTTTATTACATGACCACTATGTTTGTCTACAATTGAGTTGCCATCATCAGATAAGACACCAATATCTCTACATATTTGTTGAAGAGCGCTATTATAATCTGTATTTTGAATGTATGCATTTGCGAGTGTTAATAGAAACTTAGGTAATAATTTAGTAGATGTTTCATTGCAATAAAGCCAATGTTCTGATTCGTCGTCAAACGGCAAGCGTGTATATTTTTCAGCAAATTGTTGTATGTAATTTTGTTTTTTTACAAAATCTAATGTACCTAATATTCTATCCATTAATTCATAATGTGGCGACATTATCGCGTCGAATGTTGTGGCATCCGAACCTATATTAAGTTGTATATCATTAAATTTAAAAGACCGGTTAGCATTTATAGTATTTAGTTTTTGCAGAACATTTTTATTGTACAATATTTTTGAATTAATACTTTCAGTCATTTCAAACTGATTAACGGCGTTTTGTGTGTCATATTCGCTAAGGACGTTTTTAAGAATAGATTCTTTAATTAAAAGTTCTCCGTCGACACATTTATCGTCAGAAACCAAACATTCCTGTTTAGCATCGCATAATGTATCCCATTTATCTTTAATTGTTAAATTATATTGAATATCTTCATCTTTAATCCATTTGTTATTTTTTCTTATAAAATACTCTTTATTTCCGCCTTCATTTATCAAAATTGCATAAATGTTTTCAGAAACAGGTCTTTTAAGTTCAATCATTGCATACGCTTCTCTAACGGATTCTTCTGGTGATAGTTTCTTCTTTTCCTGCAACTTCTTTGATAGAAATGGTAAAAATTCCTCTGTAGATAACGTATCTCTTTCTTTTTGGTAATTATCTTTAATAAATTTATAATCAGTTAAGTCAAATTCCTTATCGTAATAAATTACTTTATCATTGTCATTAAATAATTGAGATTCATTAGTGTATTTTTTAGATAGTTTATGGTTTGAACAATCGGTCTCAATATTAAATTGATTAATTTGATCACTTATAATATCATTAAAGTTTTCCATACTAATTAGTTGAAGATTTGACAGCGAGATCATACTTGCGAAAAGTTTCCCATCGTCTCTTGCCAATAGTTTGGTAATTATTTCGGAAGAAGATAGTTTATTACTGTTATTTATGGTATAACTACTTAGGTTTTCTTTTTCAGTTTCATTAAATATTCTTAGTATATTAGGTATGTTAATGTCTTTATTTTTTTTTAATTCAGAGAAGACAATTTTTTGTTCTTGTAGTTTTTTCTTATATTCAATCAAATTTTCTTTTATAAAAAACATAATATTTTGGAATTGCTTGAATGAGATATCGTTTTTATAGATATGGAATGGTTCAAGATATTCAATAACATTTACAAAATTAATAGGTTTATTTATATATTTTTTTATTTTGTTGAATAATGTTTTAGTTTTTGGTATTAAACTGTCTACAAAAACAATGAACTGATCAGACTTGGTAAGTTGAAAAAATGTTTTAGACATGTCAATGCCCGCAACATTATCTGTCATAATAGTAGAGAGTGGTTTCTCTTTGTTTTCTAAGAACGACTCATTAAAATCTTTAAAATCATAGTATCTAATGTCTTTAAAGAAATTATCATCACTTGGATATTCATTATTAATCATTGTCTTTTTATTGAATAATTTCCAATAGTGAATTGGCATCATGTTTAAATGTGATTTAATCATAATATTTGATGTAGGCGTATCAACATTAGAGTAACGAATTAATTGTTCTGGTAATGTAATAAATCCTTTTAATAAAACAGGGTCTTTTTCTAAGAATTTGTGGAAAACGTATTGACTTTTTTTAATCAAGTCATCTGATACAACATCAGTATAAAATTCATCGTAATTATTTATAACAGTAAAGACGTCGGTTGTTGATTTTAAAGAAATAACATCATCAAGTTCAATGTTAGTATTAACATATGGCGTATTTAATTTATCAAGTTGATTATACAAATATGCGTGTTTATTGCCGTCTATGGATATGCTATTTGACATGTAGTTTTCTAACAATTGTTTTTGTTGATTAAATTCGTAGACAAGAGAATTATTGGCAATATAAACATAGTCATCAATGTCTTGTTCAATTTCTTCCAAATATACTTTCTTCTGAAGCGTAACAACTGGTAATATCCAATGGTATATTTTACCTAGTGTAGTTAAAACATTTACAAATGGTTTATAATTGGAACCTTTTGGGTTTGCCTTATTAGCATTATTATTTTCATCAAATACTGAATATTCATTTCGTAATTGTTTGTATCGTTCAATTAAGAGATGTAACGTATTTAATCGTTTTGTGGTTCTTTCACTTGTTGGAATAGTAGATAGCAATTCATCTAATAAATCATTGGTTTGTGTATCAATACCATAACGTTTAAATTTGTCATCAACCGTAACAAATTCAGTTACCTCACCTATTTCTTCACCAATAATTATTGAGTCAGCATCTATTATGGTTTCCTGTAATTTAGATATGTCTATTGTATCAGGTATTATATATGTATCTAACTCGTAATCTTCGGTTTCAATGTCATCAATAACATTTGTTTCTTCGTCTTCTTTGTTCGTAACGGGTTTATCTCTTTTGGCAATTTCTTTAATATTAAGATCTGTTGGTATACCTTGATATGCAAAATCAATATAAATCGTTTCGTTGTTTTCAAATGTAATTATTTCAATCATATCTTCTTCTATATTTGTTATCATACCAGTTATGATAAAAGGTATATCACCAGTGAAATATATATCAATCCAATTATTAATTTCAAGATTATTTTGTTTAACGTAACCTTTCATTTCGCTTCTATCCAATAGAATAATTTCATCAATATATTCTTCGTTAAGATTGCCATCTTCATTTATATTTAATATGAGATCTTCGGTTGTATCTACATCAATTAGTTTTATAGCATTTTCATCTATGTAGTTAATTATGTATGTTTTATTATTGGTTGTTTCATTAATAGGTGATACAATTTTAATAATATCTCCTAATTCAAGATTCATAGTCTCAGTTTCAGTTTCGGTCATTTCTATATTTAAAGTAGATATTATTTCATTAAATAAGTTTAAATTGAATTCCTTCCTAAATAATAATTTAATAAGTAAAGTTATGAATACACTTCCTGATGAAATATACAGAAAAATTATAGGTTATCTTTTTATTCCATCAATAGAAATAAAAAAATATTTTAGAATAAATGCCAAATGTTTTTCGTGTAAAAGAAAACAAACTATCCCGTCTGGTTTCTCATGGTTACATCATTATTGTTATGTATGTAATCCAAACGACCACAATATTTCAAAAGATTTAAAAAATATAGTATGTAGCAATACTTTGCATTGTATTAGATGCATGCATTAAAGCTGGTCATCATGCATTAAAATTGTAATCTAATGTTCTTAAATACGTCAATACACTCGTTGCAAACATTTGATAATAGGTAAGATATGGCGGTTTTTTCAGTTTTATTTTTGAACGACAACCTTAATATACTTTCAGTATTATGAGGATGACTTTTATAAAACGATACATATGTTATGGTTTCGGTATTCATATAATAATTTGTATAAAACATATATTCAAGCATTTTTCCTATTGCATAATCTTCATTTTCAAATAATACATCGATGCTATTTTCCATGGTTGTCTCGTTGTCTTTTACCGCAAATCCGTTCCCTGCGGAAATTGTTTCTAGTTGTTTCACCAGAATATCGCATGCCATCTTAACAATATCAGTACACTTATAAATACCAATACTTTTTATCTTAAATTTAAATGCATCCTCTAGATAAATTCGTTTTGCATCAAGAAGGAGCCAATTTTGTTTATATACAGAAATTTCAGTCTCATTCATACCTGTTGATGCCAGTTGTGCCGATTTTGCGGTCCATGCTTCCTGTATCTTAACATTGTTAGGTAGATTATTAAACGTGCATATAGATACAGCATTATAACAACCATTTTCTTTTGCGGTGACCAAAGATAATTTAGCGGTTAAGTTAATTTCTTCCTCCTTAAGAGTTTCACTAAGTTTTGGTCTCAACCTCAAGAACAATATATAATCTTTAGTAATTTTGTTTGGTGGAAATATTTTTTTTACTTCCTGTGACGAAACATACGTATCGTTTGTGGTATCCAGAATTTTAAAATCTTCAGTAGTTACCATTAGTAGATTAGATGTATTATTTTTAACATTCAATGAAACTTCAAGATTTTCGTAAGGAATTGATAAATCGCTAATATGGACTGGAATACAACTTAATCGTTGTTTAATGATTTCATTATTGAAACGACTTGTATTAGTGGTTATTTCACATTTATTTTCTTCATGTGGAGTAGTTTTAAATCCAAGAATGGGAATTTCTGAAAGTATGGTTCTCCTTATAGCATTAACTATACTGGAATCAGTACCATTAATAACAAATGACATATCATTGTTAGTTTCTGAAATTTCGGATATAGAATTAGACATCTTTGTATAAATATTACGAATATTTATTTATTCAATTTTAAGTTAAATATATATATTAATTATTGATTATAATATAATGAGTTGTATATTATACTATAGTAATCATTGCGAACCTTCACAGAAATTAATAAAGACGATTTCAGGAATAAAGAAAATAAAAGAAGATATACATTTTATTTGTGTAGATAATAGAGTTAAAGATACAACTGGGGCAACACATATAGTTTTAGAAAACAATCAAAAAGTAATATTACCACCTACCATAACAAAAGTTCCTGCATTATTATTACTGAATCATAGTCATCATGTTTTATTTGGAGAACAAATATATAACCATTTACAGCCGGCACAAGCCCAAGAAACCACGACCGCTACATTTGGAAATGAAGAACCTATGGCATACGGGTTGAATCAAATGAGTAGTATGTCAGATGGGTATAGTTATTGGGATCAATCATCAGACGAACTTTCAGCAAAAGGTGGTGGAGGATTACGTCAAATGCATAATTATGTCAAAATAGATGAGAACACGTCAATATCAACACCACCCGATACATACGAACCAGATAAAGTAGGAGAAATTAGTGTGGAAAAACTACAAGAACAAAGAAATAATGATATCGCAAAACCAATCCGTAAAGTTTAATATCAATATACTAAATTATATTAAATAATTTAGTATATATTATATAATTATGGCAAGTAATCAACAGATTCTAAAGACGTTTTTAGATCAATTTAATCAATTCTTAGAGGACATAGTAGCTGTGTTTCCAAATGATAAAGAGTTGGTTTCAGGTAAGATGTACTTTGAAGGATTACGTAAAATTAATCCACGCGTAATTATAACATATTGGAAATATTTAGTTGCAGATAAATACGACGAGAATGTAGAAACTGAAAATATAGATTTTTTTATAAATAAAAATTATAATGAAGATATAGAAACTATAGCAAAAGCAAGAAACTGGGACGGGGATTATTCATATATAAATAATAAAATAGAAGCAATTAGGGATCAAATAGTAAAGCTTTCTGATAATAATAAAAAAATTACTATGAAATATATTATTAATCTTACAAGATTATCAAAATTATATAATTAAAACTAATATTTAAAAGTATTTAAAGTATAAATAAATATGGATGAAATATTAAATAACGATACGGAGATTAAAAATGAAATAGAGGATAACGACGAACGCAAACATGCCGAAACTCACACCGAGAACCATACCGAGACCAACGACAACGAGGACAACAACGATGAGGACAACGAGGACAACAACGACGAGGACAACAACGACGAGGACAACAACGACGAGGACAACAACGAGGACAACAACGAGGACAACAACGAGGACAACAACGAGGTTGACGACGATGAGGACGACGATGAGGACGACGACGAGGACGACGATGAGGACGACGATGAGGACGACGATGAGGACGACGATGAGGACGACGATGAGGACGACGATGAGGACGACGATGAGGACGACGATGAGGACGACGATAATAAATTAAATAATGGTATAGAATTTAAAAAAATAATAAAAGATTTCATTACAGATTTGCTAACAACATTTCCTGAATTATCAAATGATTTAAATGATGATTTGAAGGCTATCCATGAAGAGAAAGAAAATGAACAAATAATAACAAATCTTTTAAATTATACAAAGAATGTTTATCCAGAGCGATTTTTTGATATTTTATATAAAAATGATGATATATTTAAAACTTATGATATTAATACCAAATTTTTACCAGGTATAGAATTCTCAGTATTATGGAATGATGATAATATAAGCGATAAAACAAGAGAGATTATATGGAAATATTTACAGGTAATATTATTTATTATAATTGGAGACGTTAATGAGAAAGATTTGTTTGGCAAATCAGCAGAAATTTTTGAAGAGATGGACGAGACTGAATTGAAAGATAAATTATTTGATGCTGTATCAAATATGCATGACATGTTTGATTTAAGCAATGCAAATATGGATGATATTTCTGGTGAGGGTCAATTACCTAATCCTGAGGATATACATAATCATCTAAATTCATTATTGAATGGAAAATTAGGTAATTTAGCAAAAGAAATTGCGGAAGAGACTGTAAAAGATTTGAACATTAATATAGATGAAGATGCGGAACCCGAAAAGGTGTTTGAGAAACTTTTTAAGAATCCAAATAAACTAATGAATATGGCATCGAGTGTAGGTAAAAAATTAGATTCAAAGATTAAATCAGGAACTGTAAAAGAAAGTGAATTAATAGAGGAAGCGACAGAATTGATGGAGAAGATGAAAAACATGCCGGGGATGGATAAAATGGAGTCTCTTTTTAAAAATATGCCAGGTATGGCAGGTGGTGGTAAAATGGACCTAAATGCCATGCAAAATCAGTTAAACAATAATTTAAAAACAACTAAGATGAAGGAACGTATGAAGAAAAAATTGGATGAAAGAAAAAATTCGCAAGAAAATATGCCACAGCCGCCCCCGCCACCGCCACCGCAAGAAAGTGTTAAAGAGACTTTTATGGATATAAAGGATATGGAGACATCAGTATTTAGTACAGGTGAAAAAGTTGAAAGGTCATCAAAGAAAAAAAAGAAAAATAATAAAAAGGGAAAAGGTAAAAAATAATAAATTAAAATATATATATGAAGCAATCGTTTTGGATATATAATCCTTTAATATTAATAGACAAGAGATATATAAAAGATATTTTTCCTTTAGACTCAATGAAGGAAAGTGAAAAATTAAATGCATTAACTAGGTTAACAATTATGTTATCAATCATAAGTTATATTATAACAAACTCTATATACACAATAGTATCTTGTGTGATATCAATAGTTGCAATAGTTCTTTTTCACAAAAAAATGGATTGTGGAGAAGGTATGTCCGATTATACTAATATGGATATTATGAAGAATGAATGTGAGCTTGTTAATCCTAAAGAAACAAATCCAATGATGAACGTATTATTAACGGATATAGCAGATAACCCAAATCGTTGTGCCGCCAAACCTAGTTATTCGCCAGAAGTTAAAAGTAATATAGATGAGAGTGCAAAAGCAAGTATAATTTCAGGAAACGCAGATGAACGGTTGTTTAGAAGTACCGACGACGAAATGCAATATGATTTTTCTATGCGAAATTTTCACACTACCCCAAATACTGAAATACCTAACGCACAAACAAAGTTTGCGGAATGGTGTTATGGAGATATGCCGTCAAGAAAAGAAGGTACATATTTAGAATAATTTAATTAGCAATAAATTAAATAAAATATATATGACATATATATATATGTCATCAAATATGGTTTTTTTAGATAACGCAAGTCGCATTGGTGAAGACGAATGTGGACTAAGTCAAACAAATTTTCAAAATGCTGAAGTTAGTAATTATATGTTAAAAAATTTCTATTTACAAGATTGTGGTATGAAGAGACCAATTGAAATAGCTACAGCACAGCCAAATATATTTTTAAGTGGTGGAAATGGTGTTGGATTAGGCGGTTGTAATGTAGACGATAGTTCGCAACTATTATTAGGAAAAGTACAAACCAATCCAAAATGTAGAATTTCTTTGATTGAGAGACCTTATTTAACAGTACCATATTTAGGAAAAGGTCCTAGCAATTCAATGCTTGAATCGCAGTTACAACAAGGAAACACAATCACCAATCGTAAAAGTGTAAATAATACATCAGAAGAATCATACATGTCTCTTAAAACATATCCAGTTATAGATGCAATGGAAAGATCGGCCATGGATCCAGCTAAGAATAATAAATTGGTAAATTCATCGTATGATGTAAGTGCTCCGAGAACAAAACGACCAATTGAGGAATCGTCGTTGGGATGTGTAAGAGGTGGTATGGCTTCAAGAGATTTAACAAGAAAGATGGTTAATTAATTATAAATAGTAATATAGGTATAATTACTATTTATAATTATAATTATGGAAACATATAAAACGGACATTATATGTAATTATTTAAATACTGATGATTATCAAGATCAGTTATTATCTGCTTTAAATTTGCAAAAGCATGAATCGGAATCGATAACACAAAACGTAGATGATATATATAACCATTTAAAAGACGATAATAAGTTATTGGAGGTTTATAAACCAATTAAAGAAAAAGTAATTTTTTTGCATAATGCAGAAAATGACGTATGTTTTATATTTTTATTTGGATATGAGACATTTTATATAACACATAAATTGATATGTCATTATAAATTAAACAATGAAATCTTAGAAGATTATATTAAGGAATTAGTAGATAAGATTAACGAGATTTAAAGAAAGTTTTAGCATACAATAAGAATATGCAATAACCAATACCATATATAGAATAATATAAACCTGAAAAAGATTTCATGAAGTAACCATGTAGAATCCAAAATATTGAACGTACCAATCCTAACAATAATGAAACCAAAGAAAAAGAACTTGTGTCCTTTGTTTTTATGGTTTTATATATTTGGGGAAACGTAGATATAATTCCTAATAACGCAGCCATAGAACCGAAACACTCATGACTGGAATAATTTTCTTTAGTAATTATCATTTTATAATATGATAATATTATATTATAATATATGGCATCAACGAGAAACAATAACACAAGGTCAGATTATAAATTACAACAACATCAGTTTGAGAGAATGAGAAATTATTCAATCACACCAGAAAATGAAACAATAATAGGTGTTATGTACCCAAAATTTGGAATTAATATGCAACAGGCCCCTGCGCAACAATTATCTAAGAACAGCACAGATTTAGAATCGCAACTATTTGGTATCGGTTCATCAAATTTAGTTGAAGAAAAACGTGATGTAAAGATTCAGGCTCATAAAATAAAAGATGTAGACTTTATAGATAGAATGGAACTATTTGTACCAAAATTTGAAGATATAAAAGATCAAAGACCGCTTTTTAAATAAATAAACAAATAAATAATTTAAATAAATAAACAAATAAATAATTTAAATAAATACCATTATTACTATTATCATGGAAAGTTCATCACCACCAACACCTCCAACACAAAACACACAACCGACCGCCGACCAGCAGAAACTAGTTAATGTAGATATTGAAAATGAGAATATAGCACTCAATGTTCTAGTAGGTTTTTGTAATCTTGGACAGCAGCGTGGTGTATTTAATATACAGGAAAGCGCTAAGATTTGGGAGTGCATTCAAAAATTTCAGAAAGAATAAATAAATAAATATTAGTATTGAATAAATATTAATATTTATATATATTAATGGCATTTACAAGGTTTCATGACGATCCATGTAGAATTCAAAAACAAATACAAGAATCCACCGAGCAAGGTTCATATTATTTAAATGTTCCAGGAAACGGACTAAAACCGCATTATTCTAATAATGGTTTTGTTAGACTTCAAAAGTGGGGTGGCAATCTTTCACAAAACTCTGTTAGTTTAGAAAGTGATTTAAGAGGTTTAACTAGAAAACTGACTCGTGATCATATAGACTTAAATTCGCACGAGGTCCATAAAGTGAATAACAAGAACGTTAAATATCCTAATGATAAATATCATACAGACCAATCCCGTGCGACACATCCAGCATGGACTTTTAGAGATAAACAACAAATGAGATATGACATTTTATTTTTGAATCCGCAAGAAAATGTATGTCTACCATTTGAAAACAATTTAAATACAACATTATTAGAAAAAGATTATTTTACAACTTAAAATTTAGAAATATATAATACATATATATATATGGAATTGGCAATACCGTTTATAGTATTGGGTGGATTGTATAATATAAAAAAAAATAAGAATACAATGAATAAACAACGGTGTGAAAGTTATATTAATAAACATAATTTATTAAATCAAAGTACATCCGTGGTTGATGATTTAGATGTAAATGATATAAATCGTTATGAAAATCCAAATAACGAATTTACAGATAAATATTATTCAAATAAGAATACGGAGACCGTTTCCTATGATATCAAAAGTATGACTGGAAACACAGTAAATTCAACTGAATTTAATCATAATAATATGATGCCTTATTTTGGAAAATCAAAATTAAACGGAAATTCATTTATGGAAAATGCACCAACAGATTCAATATTAGATAGCATGCAAGGCAATAATTCGTATTCGCAGGATAAGGAAGAAATGGCGCCCCTTTTTAAACCAGAAGAGAACATTCAATGGGCTCATGGTTCTCCTAATCAAACAGATTTTATGAGAAATCGACAGAATGTAGGTATGGTAGCAAACAATATTAATCCATGGAAAGAAAACGTACAAATAACACCAGGATTAAACAAGAATTACAATGACAATTCTAATTTAGGTTATAATGCAGGTGTAGAATCACGTAATTCATGGATTCCCAAAACCGTGGATGAGTTACGTGCTGCCTCTAATCCAAAATTATCGTATGAATTAGGTGGTAGAGAAGGTCCTGCACAAAGTAAGATACAAGAAAGAGGTATTCACGGTAAATTCGAAAAACATTTACCTGACAGATTCTATGTAAATGATCCAAATAGATATTTAACAACAACTGGTTTGCAAAAAGCGCCAACAGTGAGATCTCTCCACAATAATAGAAATGTGAGCAGAGCAGTAAGCGTTGAATATACAGGTGCACCCAATATGGTGGTAGATTCAGGTAAGGCAGAATCAAATTATCGTATTGGAAATAAAGCATTTAAACAACTTTCTGGTCCAACTATGGGAATTGCTCAAACAAATGGTGGTGGATATGTCATTTCAGAAGACGGTACGTTTATTCCAGATAATAATAGAACGACAACTCTTTCAAATGAAAGAAATGGATTAGTAAGCGGTGTTGTTAGCACTGTTGCGGCACCATTAATGGATATATTAAAACCTACTAGAAAAGAGGACTTAGTAAATTCTGTTAGAGTCAATGGACAAGCAGGTCCTGGAAGCCATGTTCCATCAAATCGGTTCTTTGATCCAAAAGATAAGGTAAAAACAACTACAAAAGAAACCACTCAATACAGTCCTTTCAATTACGGTTCACATTCAGCCAATTATAACCCGCAGGGTGCCTACGAAACTACACAGCAACAATGTGTTTCAAATCAAAGAGATACTACAAGTGTAAATTATATGGGTAATGCCAATAATGCAACACAATTACAAAGTTATGAATCAAATTATAATCAAACAAGTAACAGTAATCGTTCAAATACTATGGCTATGAACCATGGAAATACAAATATGTTTAACAATAATATTAATCAATGTGCTAATAATAGTAAATCATCAATGAGTGTACAGTATACACCAAATGTGAATGGAAATTTAACAAGTTCGATACCTTCGGCACAAACATATGGTAAATTACATGTATCGCCATATGAAAATAAGGCATCAAATAATATTGATGGAAACATATTAAAAGCATTTAAAAATAACCCCTACACGCATAGTTTAGCAAGCGTAGCTTAAAATTAATTTATGTTAAGTATTTAATTTAAAATTAATTGTATAATACTTAATATGAATATTCATGAATCTATAAATAATAAATTAAATATGTTTATAGAAAACAATGATGTCCCAAATATTTTAATAAACGGACCATCAGGTTCGGGAAAAAGATATTTAGTAAACAATTTTATAAAAAATATTTACAATAATGACCGACCAATGATAGATACATATGTTTTAAATGTCAATTGCGCGTTATTCGGTGGTATTAAATTTATAAGAGAAGATATTAAATATTTTTGTAAAACTAACATAAAAAATAAATTCAAAATAGTGGTTCTTGACAATGCTCATGAATTGACAACCGATGCACAATCCGCTCTAAGACGTTGTATTGAGATATTTAATTTTAATACAAGATTTATAATAATCACCACAAATAAAAGAAAAATTCTAAAACCTATTTTATCGCGTTTTTGCGAAATTAATGTACCACTTCCTACCATTAAAAATAAACAAATAAATTTACATAATTATTTGATTGAAAACAATATTACAAAAGAACGCGAAGATTGGTTAAAAAAGTATTTAAAAAAAATTACGTTAAATGAACTAGATGAACATGTAGAAAAATTATATAATAAAGCATATAGTGACACAGATATTAATAATTTAATAAAAAAAAAGATAGACTACGATGACAAATCAAACACAAACGATTTATTAATGAGTTTTACAAAGATAAAAAGGGAATTTAGAAGTGAGAAATTGCTTATGTATTTTGTTTTATATTTTATATATTTCCGTTCAAATCATAATTTAGAAAATATTATATTTATTTAATGGATGATTACAATATAACAGCACTAAATAATTCTCAACATGAATGGGCAATTAAGTTATTGAATGTTTTAACGCCATACGTAAATGAAGGTATATATTCAATATATAACGAAGCAATAAAGATTTGTAATGATAATAGAGAAAATGAGAAGTATTTAATGACATTTCAGAATCTTTTAAGTAGAATTCCTAAATGGAATAACAGTATTATAGAAACAGAAACAAAAAGAATAGTAGACAAAAGTAAGTGCGCCTATTTAGAAGATCTTATTTCTTGCGTTCATATTTCACATTTAAAAATTTTAACATCGGTGCGTGTAAGTAAAACACAAAAAAAAATTAATATCAATGTTCCTGATTTAAAGAATTTTATACACAAAGTGTATATACAATGTGGTCGTAAATTATATACTGTAATATATTTATTTGAAAGAAACTTGGAACCTTTAATACAACAAAAAAATAAGAAAGAGATAGAAGAGCATATAAGTAATTCAATATTAAATGCAATTAGAGAAAGTATACCGATTGAAGAGATATTGAAAGAATACATGGATGAATCAACTGATTTAATAGCAACCGTAAATAAGGAAGTTTTAGTTGAAGAAGAGAAACCGGTATCAGAATCAAAAGAACCGGTAATAGTTTCAAACAAACCTATAATAGAACCAAAATCGTCACATGCGATAGTGTCAGTTTCTAAAACACCTTCATCGGACGACTATAAAATGCCGGTAGTAGAGAAACAACCAGTTATAGAAGTAAAACAACCAATAAAGTCAGAAAGTGAAGATAATCTCAAGTTGAATTTTTCTGAAATAGACAAGGCTATTACTGTTGATAACATTGAAGAAGATATAACCGCACCAAAAGATATTGAAACTTTAGAAAAAATAAGTGAAGTTAATAATCTTAAAAGAAAGGAAGAGGAGGAGGATGAAGAAGAAGATAAAATAGTTATTAGCAATGAAAAGATAGATTTATCTCCTTTAGACATAAATAACGTTACAGAACCATTAAATACAAATGATCTACTATCGAATATGGTTGAAGTATTAGTATAATTTATTATAAATTAGTTTAGTTGCGTAAATTTATAATTATTATAATTTAAGCATTATTTAATGGAAGTAATGTTAATTACGTCTACGGTTATAACCGCGTTATTTCTTCTAATAACATTAGCAGAAGCTAAATGCGTAAAAAAAACTAGTATTTCGAAAGATGCTATCAAAGAAGTTGTATTGGTTTATGTATGTAGTTTAGCAGGATTAGTCTTAATTGATAAACTAAATATTTTTAAATTAAAAAAAAAGTCTGACACAACAAAAGTATTCACAGAAGCACCTGAATTTTAATGGTCATGTGCTTACAAATCAATATAATACTTTATTATTAATACTTACTTAAAAGTGAGTCATTATTAATTATATGAATATAAATTTATTAATAACAGGACCAATTCGACCTAATATTAATTATATTAATTATATAATCAATTATTTTAAAAAAATAATAAATCATAATGTAATCGTTTTTTTATGTTATTGGGATAACGAAAAAATAGATAAAACTTTAATACAAAATGTTGATTATTTATTTAATGAATGTGAACCAGAAGATAAAGAAATTTATGAAAAAATTTCAAGTAGAACGGTTCAACAAAGAGAACTACATCCTAATATTGAACACTGGACTCCACGTATATATAAAATGTTTTATGGCATAAAACAATTAATTAATAAGATTGATAATAAGTCATTAATTAATGATAATGATATAGTTTTGAGAATAAGAACTGATTTATACGTAGAATCTTGTAATTTTAAAAGTTTTAATGATTTATTAAATAATATTGAAAAACATTCTATTTATAATAGAATTAGAAGACATACGTGTGATTGGTTCAGTATATCAACATATGATATATTCAAAAAAATATGGTATATTGAAAATGATGACAACCACAATGAGATAATAAAACATTTATATAATGCTGAAGCTATTATTACATACAAAAGTAATTTAAATAATGTAAATATAGTTGATATTAAGAATATTATAAATCTATGTCTTTGTAGAAAATATGACGATAAAAATAATCCAGAGTTACAAAGGATCAAATAAATATATATAGTTTATGTTCGGATTATTTAGTATCTACTGTGTTTGGATATGGGTATGGAGTTTTTTATACATTAATAACCATGTTGATAAAACACCTCTTGTTTCTAGTTTTATTGCATTTATTTTTACTACAATAACACTTTCATTTATTGGAAATTTTACAAAGATGTTAATTTTATTTTTACTTTCATTAGAATTCTTTGTTTTTTATTTTAATTATAAGAAATTTATTAAAACAAATAAAAATATTACAATAAAAAAATTAGATTTATTGCATAACTTGATGCTTTTTGTTATTTATAATATTTATTTATATATTAACAATAAAACCTTTTTTGATGTTTATACAACTAAAATATCAAAGGAAAAAGTATCATTAATACGTTGGTTTAAAAACAGAACAAATCCGAATTATTTAGATAATTATATATGGTAATAATTTATGAGTAGGCATAGCGGGGTTTCAACAATTATAACAACAATTAAGATTAATTTTATTTGGACAACAATTCACTGGTGGTCAATGAAAGCATACAATAAATATTGTATACCAGATACATTATTGGGATACATGCTTACGCCAATTATGACACAAACACCGCATTGTAAAATTCTTCTTTCTGCACACAAATATTCACTCGAGGCATTTGATTCAATATCAAAACTTTTTATAAGTTGGTTATTGGTAATTGTCCACAGCTTTGCAGTTAAAGAATAAAATTGAATTTATTTAAATATAAGTTATTTAAATAAACTACATAAAATGGAAATGGTTTTAGAGCCCGAAATATATACTCCATCTATAGATGCTAATGGAACATATATTAATTATTTACCATCAAAAGAAATTGTAAGACTAGGAATAAGGTGTCCTTGTGGAAGTAGGAAAAACATGATTTTTAAGAATACATCTAATCTAAATAAACATTTTGATTGTGAAAAGCATAAATCATGGTTAAAAAACTTGAATCTCAATAAATTAAACCACTATAATGAATTAATTAAAACAAAAGAAATAATAGACCAACAAAAAGAACAATTAATCAAATTAAAACAAGAAATACAAGAAAAAGATACTATTATTATAAATCAAGCTAAACAATTAGTAGAACAAAATATGAACCAAAATGTCACATCGGTTAATTTATTAGAGTTGGATGATTAAACCATTGAAGGTATAGAATCAATATCAACAACCTTAACATTTTTTTTAACACTTTTTTTAGAAACATTGTATTTTTTAAAAATCTCGTCTTCTAATTGTGTTTTTGGCACAAGATTGTGCACGGTTCTTGCAATCATCTTATAAAGTTTGAATTCCGGATAACGTTCATCACCATTTTTTTTATAGAGAATATTTCTACCCTTATCGTCCGTGCACCATTTTTCTATGATCTGTTTAACAGGATTATATAGTTCATTCTTATTCTTATTCTTATTCTTATTCTTTTTACCTTTTTTTTGCTCTTCATCTTCATCGTCATCGTCATCGACCAGGTTATCATATAGTGAGCAAGCTAATCTGCATAAATCGAAACTATAATTCGGTTCTAAACGGGGTTTTTTATCATTTAAATAGGGTTCACAATTATATTGAGTGGCCGCATCACCATTCATACTAAAACTATCACTGCAGTGAAGATTTCCATTATATTTATAGATAGCTCTACCAAAATCTATAATCTTATAAATACGATTGTAAGTTGGAACTTTATAATACTTATTTTCAAAGCAATAATACAAGTATTGTTTTTCTGTAGGGACGTACATAATATTATTTGTATGTAGATCGTTATGTGTTAGATTAAATGCTTTTTGATAGCCTATCAATGTCATAATAATTTGCATAAATGCTGAAATTAATTCAGCATATGATAAGTCATTTTCTATTAATTCATCAAATGTCGTATTGCATGCTTCCAACGCGATTACATTAACAGGAAACTTTTTAATTAATATGTTGTATGATTCCTCATTTCCTTCATCGTCGGTGTCATCTTCATCGCTATCATCGTCATCGTCATCATTATCTTCATCGTCAGTTATAGAAGATCTAGAAGAACACGTAGACGAACTTTTAGTTGATTTATGATTTTTGTTTATTTCTTCTAATGTTAATAAATTAGATTCTGCGACTATTTCATCAGGATTGACTTCTTTTAGATTATCTAATGTATCAATTTCGATTATAGAACCCAAGTCTATTGATTCAGAATTATTATCAGTTATCTTAAGTTTAGCTTTATTTTTTGTGGAATCATTATTTATCATTTCATTTAAATCGTCTGATATAGTAAACAAGTGATCTTTACTTTTTTTAAAGAAAGATGATTTATGTATATAATCTATATCATCTTCAGAATTAAATATATAGTTTTCCTTAATTGCAAGAAATCCACCGTAGTAATCTATGCCATGAACAAATCCGTATTCATGTAGTAATCTACTACTTAAATATGAGAAATAGTTATCAATATATGCCGAATTATTGACATCTAGTAATTTTTCATTGCAAGTTGTATCGTTCAATGGAAGAGTTTCGATGTTGCAATCATTATATTTTCCAATTAAATATTTAACAGGGTCCATTAAAGGTGCAAATTTAAAAAAAACCTCAACTTTCTTAGTATTATTATTAATATCTGATACAGTACATTGACATCTTCTATCTTGCATTTTGTTATGAATGTTTGATAACTCCCATTTATTATTTAAATTTATTGTATTTTTGTTATTTTCATTTAATGAAAATAATGTATCATAAATAGGTATATAATTCTGTGGATTTTCTAGACCTAGGTTCTCTTCCAAAAAAGGGAAAATTACATTTTTATTTTTACGATAATAAACTGGTTCCATATTTAATCAAATATATAATTATCTTAATATTTAAACTTAAAATAATGATAATACGCGTTTTTCAAATCTTTTTTTTCTCTAATATAGAAAGTATGACTTTAGAATTAAAAAAATTTGATATGAAGACTATAAGTTTTAAACCTAATGAAAATAAGGGTCCGGTCTGTGTTTTAATTGGTCGTCGTGACACAGGTAAAAGTTATTTAGTGCGCGACTTATTGTTTCATCATCAGGATATACCTGTTGGAACCGTGATATCAGGCACAGAAGCAGGAAATCAATTTTATAGTAGTCATATTCCAAAACTATTCATCCACGAAGAATACAACACAGCTATAATTGAAAATATATTAAAACGCCAGAAAACTGTCATGAAACAAATCCACAAGGAAACAGCAACTTATGGGCGATGCAATATTGATCCACGTGCTTTCGTTATTCTGGATGATTGTTTATATGATGCTGGATGGGCAAAAGACAAACTTATGCGTTTATTATTTATGAATGGACGTCATTGGAAAGTAATGTTAATAATTACTATGCAATATCCCTTAGGAATACCGCCCAATTTACGTACAAATATAGACTATGTATTTATCTTAAGAGAACCATACATTACCAATAGAAAACGCATCTATGAAAATTATGCTGGTATGTTTCCAACGTTTGAATCTTTTTGTCAGGTTATGGATCAATGCACTGAGAATTATGAATGTTTAGTTATAAACAATAATGCTAAAACAAATAGTTTAACTGAACAAATATTTTGGTATAAAGGTGAAGGAAGGAAAGACTTTCGATTGGGGTCGCGCGAATTTTGGGAAATGTCTAAAGATTTAAATTCGGATGATGAAGATGAACAGTATGACCCAAATAATTCGCGTAAAAAAAGTGCAGGTCAAAAAATTAGCGTTAAAAAAACAAGATGGTAATAAGGATAATATTAAATATTATAAAATTTATAATATTTAATGGAAAAAATTAATGATTGGTTTAGTGTGGAAAAGAACAATAACAATATTACAATAGTCTTTAATGATAATCCTACTGACAAAGATTACAATGAGTTTCTAATCTATTATGCTAATTTATACACACAGAAAAAGCGTATAACTATTTTATTTGATTGTAGCAATATAAACTATTTTCCAATAAATTATATTTATAAAATAGTGGTTTTAATGGTTAAAATGGAAGAGACCCATCGCAACTATCTTGAAAAATTCACCATAAAAGTTACCAATCCAAGAATCAAAACACTTATAAATTTAGTGTTTGACATACGCCCACCTGTAGTAAATTATGAAATAATTAGTTAATTATCAATTCCGATTATTTTATTAAACTCTTCAACATTTTCATTAAGAGTATTTATACTTTGTATAGCTTCATAACCTGTATTATCTAATTCCGCGGCGTTAATCAATTCACTATCTTCTAAATTGTCTTCATCTATTAGATATTGTTTTACATTCTTGATTTTTTCTTTAAAGAGGTCTGAGTTTTTATTAGTTTTTTTTAGATATTCTTTTAGTTTATTATCCGCCGCCGCAACCGCCTCCACTGCCTTCTTCACCTTCTCCTCCGCTTCCTTCACCTTCTCCTCCGCTTCCTTCACCTTCTCCTCCGCTTCCTTCACCTTCTCCTCCGCTTCCTTCACCTTCTCCTCCGCTTCCTGCTGGGCGTTCGCCTCCGGTCCCGTCCTCTGCGTCGCCGCCGCCGCCGCCACCTCCGCCGCCGCCGCCACCTCCGCCGCCGCCGCCGCCGCCACCTCCGCCGCCGCCACCTCCGCCGCCGCCGCCACCTCCGCCGCCGTCGCATCCTTCGCCTTCTTCGCCGCCTCCACCTCCGCCGCTGCTTTATCTAAACTATTCTTAGCAGAAATATAATTTTCTATAAATGTATTTTTAATTATATTGTTGTCATCTTCCCATTCTGTTATTTTAGATAATTCATCATTTATAAATTTACGGCGTTTATTTATAAGATTATTATCTTTTAAAGATCTATTTTTTTTTAATATTTTTGTTAAATATTTTTTTTTATCTTCGTTTAAAGAAGAATTTTCTATTGTTTTTAAATATTCATCTTCATTTGTGAGTTTTTCAACATTTATCTCTATACCCTCATCAAGGTACATCATATAATTGATTAATTTTGATAGATCAATATCTTTTAATATTGTACTATAATTATTTAAGTTCCTCACCACATCGTTTTCATTTATTGTTATCTCCTTTGATTTTTCATCTCTCTTTCTCTGTCTCTTTCTTTTTTCAATTTCTTCCCTATTTTGTAAATCATCAATTTGCAAAGTTTTTTTCAAATCTGAAACTTGCTTTTCATCTTTTAGTCTTTTAAATTCCGCACCAGGGTCCGCTTTTTCTTCGATATAAATTTGTGTAACAACTTTTCCATACGCATAACTCTTGTCTTGCTCGTCATCAGGAACTAATTTTAAAAACATTTTTTTATTAAAACGAAACAATTTAGTGTCCGAATCATTTTCTATTTTACTCATTTAATATAACAAATTATATTATTTTCCTAAAACAACGTTATCACCCTCAAATAATTCTGCTTTGACTTCATTAATACTTATTTCACCCTTTTCTCTTAGTGTATTTTCCTGTGTATTAAGTTCAGAAATGCCTACTAAATTACCACTTTCATTGATACTTTGTGTTAATTTATTACCAGTTTCTTTTGCTAATTTAACATTATCTTCAATCGCTTTAACCTTAGATTCCTTAACACGTTTATCAAAATAATCTTTGGCTTTATCTTCATTTTCTTTCTTTTTAGCCATTAATTCATTTAATTCCTCTTCAAGATATTCAACTCTTCCTGTTTTATAAGCATCGGGTTCCCAAGGCATCCACAAACCAACCGGTCCCACGTAAACATCAAAGTTAGGATCAATTTCTCTAAGTAACTTAGCTCGTAATTCAGCCTCTTGTTGTGTAGGAAACACGCCTCTAATTTTAATACCTCTTGTAGACGTTTGAAAGGAATTCTGTTCATTAAATAGATTTTCAAGACGTTCTTCATTTTGATCCAAAAAAGTTTTGTATTCATCAAACAATGTTCCATTTATTAATTTAGGTTTTTCTTCTTTGCAAAATTCGCTTAAATCCTCAGATAGTGTTTTAAAATCAAGATTGTATTTATATGAAACGAAGTTAATAAATTGGTTAAATTTTTCTAACGATTTTGATAACTCCCATGTTTTTAGGAACTCTTCAAAGAAAAAGACTTCTTTTTTATTTATGATCTTTTCAGGTGATATGAAGGATATACATACGAACTTCTGATTCGCGATAGGTTTATCTTCATCCAAAAGATCAACGTAATTGGATTTTTCTTCAACTGCCATTATAGTAAATTATTTAGCGGAATATTTAAGTATTTTAATTTAAATAAATAAAAATATTTTTTTCTTATTAATAATTATAATGAATGTCAACATGGGAGAATTTGTTAAAAGAGCAATCAAATATTTAGTTGAAGGTTTAATGATAGCTATTGCTTGCTACATTTTACCTAAGTCGCCAATGAAAGCGGATGAGATCGCGCTCATAGCTTTAACAGGTGCGGCCACCTTCTTAATCCTTGATACCTATGTACCGAGTGTTGCTGGAAGTGCGAGATCGGGTGCAGGTTTCGGTATTGGTGCCAATCTCGTTGGTTTCCCTCGTTAAATTATAAACAAAAGAAAATTTACATTTGTTTATAATTTATTGTTACTCTATAATTTCTTGTATTTTTTTATTATTACTTACAATAATAGATCTAAAATAAACCAAATAGACCAAGTATGGCAAAATATATTTTGTGCTAAAAAGTTAAATAGATTTTCGGATACACCTCCTGCTTCTTCAAACGTATTAGAATTAACCACAATTTTACTCATATCATCAAACGCATTAGATAAAATGACAAGAAACATAATGATCCTGGTCGGAATCGTCATCATCAGGATTTTGAAGAATAGGAACTCCAATCATTCCACATAAAAAATTTGAATTTTTAGGGAAATGTTTCTTATAGGCCGGTGCAATATATATATATGTAATTCTCAATTTAAATTGTAGGAATAAATTGCCATTCAAGTTGCATGCATATCTTTTTCCATATTTCATCCTGTTCTATTCGTTTTTCTCTATCTTTTAACATAGGAAAATAAGGTAAAAATTCTTCCTCATCTAAAAGCTCACATAATTTATAAATTGTATAGTAATAATTTAAAAAATTGACGCGGTCACTTGGACAAAAATTCGCATAAGGACGTTGAATATCCATAAAAAGATTACATAATTTATCTTCTAATTCTGGTGTCATTACAGGAGGTTTTATCCCAAGTTTGTCTTTAATAAATGGTATATGTTCATAAAATTTATTATATCCTAATTTTTTTAGTATATCTTTAGCTTGTTTATTCGTGAGTTCGCTTAGTTCCATTCTTTCTTTTTGTATTTGTAATTTAATATTTTCTATTATTTCATCGGGAATTTGCGTAGTTTCCTTTGCTTGAAATTGTGCTAATATTTCTCTAAAATGATTTATTCGTTTATAAGCATAGAAACAAACTTCCTTAGGAGGTTCTTTATAAGAAGGCTTCTCGTTTTCTATTAAATATTTGAACTGTTTAGCACATAATTTATTATTACATATAACAACACCTTCATAATCTACTGGTATCAACTCGCCTTTTTTACAATAACTACAAACATTAGATGAATGCACAAAATTATCTACATCAATAAATTTATCATCCATATTTGAAAAATATTTTGAAATATTGAGATTACTATTTGAAGAATGATTAGCAATGATGGTTTTAACAAAAAAATTATCAATTAATTTAGTTTTATTATTACCTTCTGACACGGTTTTTTTGGTTTCAAAATAATCAAAAATATATTTATTATTGTCTAGATAATACTTCTTCTGCTGCTGCTCCATATTATAGTTATTTTTTTTTAGTTCAGTAATTTTTTCTTGTATTTCCAACTTATTTTTAGTATTTTTATTTTTTAGTAATAATCTAAGTCTATCTACTTCTTTAGAATTATTTGGTATTGTAACTTCACTATTTATTTTAAATAAATTCAACATGTCATTATGTTTAGTATCTAATGTTGTATTATTATTGCTACATTGTTTTCTTGATTTAATTACTTTTTGATTTTTAGGCTTAAAATTTGGCATTATTATATAAATAATAACCTAAATTATTATTTAAATATTAGAAAGTTTAGTTATATTTATGGTTAATGTTTTCTATAGATTATTAAATGGAAAATATATCAACCGAAGTTATTAAAAATAAAAAACATAAATTTATATTTAATGCGATAGAAGACGGTTGGACAGTTAGAAAAGAAAAAGATTTATATATTTTTACAAAAGAAAAAAGTACTGATAAAAATATATTTTCAGAGGAATATTTGCAAAATTTTATAATTAAATATTTAAAATAATTAATTAAAATAATTAATTAAAATAACTAATAAAATTATGTAAGTAAATTTATATTTTTGTGTTACAATTTATTCGCTACATACAACAGGTCGTTTAAATTTATAAATAATAAAAATATCATTTATTTATAAATTTAATTTATTTATGGATTTTTTTTTTCTTTAGCAATATTATAATCATGGGAGGCGGATTAATGCAACTCGTAGCTTATGGCGCACAGGACGTATATCTTACTGGTAATCCTCAAATTACCTTCTGGAAAGTAACTTACCGCAGACACACAAATTTTGCCATGGAATCGATTGAGCAAACATTTAACGGCCAGGCGGATTTTGGTCGCAGAGTAACATGCACAATTTCGCGCAACGGCGACCTTGCTTACCGCACACTTTTACAGGTAACTTTACCTGAAATTAACCAGACGATGAATTCCAGTGGAGATGTATATGCTCGCTGGTTAGATTTCCCTGGAGAGCAGTTAATCTCGCAGGTTGAGGTAGAGATTGGTGGTCAGCGCATCGATCGCCAGTATGGCGACTGGATGCACATCTGGAATCAGCTCACCTTATCGTCGGAACAGGAGAAGGGCTACCACAAGATGATCGGCAACACCACACAGCTAACATTCATCACCGATCCTTCATTCTCGGATGTCGATGGACCTTGCGAATCGACCGCGCCGAAAAACGTTTGTGCTCCTCGCAACGCCTTACCCGAGACCACACTTTACGTGCCATTCCTTTTCTGGTTCTGCCGCAACCCTGGTCTTGCTCTTCCCCTCATTGCCCTCCAGTATCATGAGGTCCGCATTAACCTTGACCTTCGCCCAATTGACGAGTGCTTATGGGCCGTTGACGACCTTGCGTGCACAGGTTCCGCTTCGGCGAAAGTAACAACAGCCTACAATCAGTCGCTTGTCGCCGCGTCGCTCTTTGTAGATTACATCTTCCTCGACACCGACGAACGCCGCCGTATGGCCCAGAATCCTCACGAGTACCTCATCGAGCAGCTTCAGTTCACCGGTGACGAGTCGGTTGGTTCGTCGTCGAACAAGATCAAACTCAATTTCAATCATCCTTGCAAAGAACTCATTTGGGTTGTTCAGCCGGAAGAGAATGTTGACTACTGCTCGTCGCTCGAATGTGGTTCGCTTCTTTTCAAAACCCTCGGTGCCCAGCCCTTCAATTACACCGACGCGGTCGACGCTCTACCCAACGCGATCCACGCCTTCGGTGGCAAGAACGCTGTTGGCGCTGCCGGCGGCAATGCCTTCATCGATGCCTCGGGTCTATTCGAGAGTGCTGGGGCCGTTGATGCTTCCGGTGCTATGACATCGGCACTATGGGGCGGCGTTGATAACGATGGCACAGATGGTGTCTTCGATGCCGGTGTTGGTGCTGCTGCCAACAGCACCGTTTCGGATGCTGGCACCTTCGTCCTCACCGAGACATCGCTCACACTCCACTGCTGGGGCGAAAATCCTGTCGTTACCGCCAAACTTCAGCTCAACGGACAGGACCGCTTCTCGGAGCGCGAAGGCACATACTTCGACCTTGTCCAGCCTTTCAACCACCACACTCGCCACCCCGACACTGGTATCAACGTCTATTCGTTCGCTCTCCGCCCCGAAGAGCACCAGCCTTCAGGCACATGCAATTTCTCGCGCATCGACAATGCCACCCTCCAGCTTGTTCTATCGAATGCCACTGTTGAGGCCACAAAGACCGCCAAAGTACGCGTCTACGCCACCAATTACAATGTGCTCCGCGTAATGAGCGGTATGGGCGGTCTTGCTTACTCCAATTAAGCATTATTAAATTATAAAAATTAATTAATTATAAAAATTTATTAAAAATAAATTAAAGCTTTAAAAGCATTAATTTATTTTATTTTAGAAGATAAATTTAGCGGATTACTATATTTTTTTCTGATTAAAAATGTGACTATCACTAAGATAATAAAAAAAATTAATACGTTAATTAACATATTTATCATCGATGATTTATTATGAAAACTTTCAATTGAAGGTTCATATTCATTTAAAAATTTAGCGGAAGCATTAACCGCGCCACCCATATGTGCGACAATAGAATTTTTTGTCTCTGTAAAACAACCCAACGCAAAAAGATTATCAATCCTACCTTGCATAGGTAAGAAACCTAATTTATTACGAGTGAACCCAACATTCATAGATTGCCATTTACCCAAATAATGTTTTAATCCTTCTGAAAAAGTTATTTTATAAGGTTTAGGGATTTTGTGCACCTCATTAATTTGATGTAAACATTCATTCAATACCTCCGGTTTAGTACATTCATTTGCAGTCTTATTCAATCGTTTACTTTTTGTATCCATATCCACAATGCAACATGACCAAACAGTTTTTATTTTATTATCTTTAGAAGGATTATCCAACCAATTACTTACAGGAAGAATTATAACAGTCCAATCTCCTACACAACTCCAGCACCAAAAAGACGGAAATTTAACAATTTCATCAAACTGAAGTTGAAATCCAAAACCTGAATAATATGTATTATCGCACCAATGTTTCATCGATTTGAAATCTTTCCAATTGTTTTTTATTTTATCGTTACTCATTTGTAGTATATTTAAAATCCCTGTTGGTTGGCAACATAAAACAACTCTTTCAGCATCATTAATTGTTATTTTATTAGTATTCAAATCTTTCATAATAATACCGGTTACCCGATTGTTATTTTCTATCAAACTTACAACTTCAGTATTTTTATACACATTTGACGACAAAAGATTTTTAATAGTATTTTCTATCTTTCTATGCCAATCGTTAGGATCTTTAAATTGGTATGGTCGGAATGAAGAACTTGATATTGTATTAATATATTCTTTTAAGTTTGTTTTATCGGGTCTATTATTTAAAAGTATACATGTCATTTTAATATATTTTTTACCATCTTTACTAAGCGTGCTTTTGTCTAACCAGTCTTGGACGGTAGTATGTTTGTCACTTGTAAATTTTTCGCTCGTAATTTTGGATGTTATTTTAATTATATCAAAAAAGTTTAGGTATGTCAACGATGTGCGCATAGTTTTAAACAATAACTGCATATAGTTACCATAAACAAATGACAAATGTTCTTTGTTAATTCCTATATCGTTTAAAAACGACTTTAGATTAGGAGAACCATAAATAAGGACTCTTGGAGAATTCTCACACCAGTATTTTTGTTCTATCCATTGCGAATTCCAAGAACCACCCAATTGTGTATTTTTTTCAATGATATCTACATCGTGACCGCCCTGTATTAATCCATGTGCGAGGGATAACCCAGATGGTCCACCTCCAACTATAATATATTTCATTGATATATATTAATAAAATATATTTATTTGGATGTTGGTGAACGCCTAGATCTATTACATTTTTACACATTTTAACATGTTAAAACGTTATGTATTTAATTCAATTTGTTATTTAATGACTCGTCATTTATGATGTTCAAAGGTGTAAGGTGTAAATAATTTCATCAGATTCCGTCAACATTCAAGGATTTCTTTGTCTTCACAGCCGGCGGCAGCATTGATGATATACGTGATTTGGAACGCGTCACAACCTTATTAGGTCCGCCTATCCTGTAAGGATTTTTTGGATTACTCGTTTGTGTCCTCCCCAACGCCGCCGCCGTCACCACCTTCTCCGCCACGCGCGGCGCCTCCGCCGCCGCCACCGCCTCCTCCGCCGCCGCCTCCGCCGCCGCCACCGCCTCCTCCGCCGCCGCCGCCGCCACCGCCTCCTCCGCCGCCGCCTCCGCCTTCTGCCTTTCAACACGCCTTTTGCGGGTCTTCTTTCTTCTCTCTATCTCTCTATTTATACAAGACTCTGCACGTGTTTCAAGTCTTGGATTTTCTTTTATGTGTATTTTCCCCCGCTTCTCACGTATGCCACATTTCGGCGACAGCCGGGGTGTTAATGTTTGTGATTTTTGTCTAATTAATTCTATCATTTCGTTGTGTTCCGCAGGAGGTAGAGATTTACTTTCTAATTTTTCAATTAGTCTTTTTTCTTTGGCTGCCGTCCTCCTCTCCGCGATAAATCTTCGCAAAGTATTAACAGAATCTTTTATTTGAGATTCTCTTCGTATAGCTGTTCTTATCCTTAGGGTATCATTTCGTTGTTTTGAGGCCTTGTTTGTGGCACCCCCGCGACAATTACGACGACTTCGTCTATATAATTTACGTAGTCTACGTTTAGTTCTTCTATGATGAATCATTATATATTATATAAATATATATTATATAAATATATAATATCAAAGGGTTCTTGCGTTTGGGTCAGTCGTGTTAGTCCATTTAGGCATCCAAGACGTCGTTGACGACGAGTATGGTATTACACTTGTTTTATTTGGATAATATTCTTCAAATATTTTTTTATAATATTGTTGTTCTTTGGTAAGATTAGATGATTCTTCAAAATAATTCTTAAATAATTATTTAAACTTATTTTATGTTAGTATTAGTAAATACTTTTATAAAATAAATTATATAATTTAAACCTTATATATTATCTAAATAATATGCAGATATTCGTAAAAACTTTAACCGGTAAAACAATAACACTTGATGTAGAACCAGCCGATACAATTGATAATGTGAAACAAAAAATCCAAGATAAAGAAGGTATTCCCCCAGATCAACAACGACTAATTTTCGCAGGTAAACAACTAGAAGATGGACGTTCATTGAGCGAATATAATATTCAAAAAGAGAGTACACTTCATCTAGTTCTTCGTCTAAGGGGTGGATATTAAATATATGTATATAATAAATGTTTTATTATTATAAACCTGCTTTAAGGAAAAAAAGTAGCGGTACGATTCTGTGTTGTTTTTGTCAAGATTCAGATGATTCATGATTCATTAAATTAGTATTAACGATAATCTTTACATAACACGCAAAGACGTTTAGATGGATTGTACCATCTACAATACTACCCGTTACTTTTATTGTGGAACCAAATGCAGGGTTATATACATATCCTGTAAAATATTTATCATTAAGATATTCAGCAATGTATTGTGTTACCTTATCTTTATTATTATTCCAAATTTTAAGATTGCTCTCAAGAGAGCCATTCTCTTTATTAAAGAATTCATTCAAAACCTCATACATTTTGAGTATTTTATTTCATTTCTTTTAATGAAATGAAATACTTTCAATTTAAATTTAAAGATATGAGAATAAAAAATATAAATGACAGACAGCATTAGATTTAGAGTATATTACAACAATAAATTATTTTCGGCATACTCCAACAAATGTTCTCAGCGATTCTCTGGTTCCACAAAACAGAATGTTATCAAACAAATGAATGACGTGTTGGGTGTCGGCGAATTCAAATTAAGAAGAGGTGATATAGTTTATATTCCAGGAAAAATGAATATTAAAACAGAACAAAATTAAATTGAAATTAATATTATGTGAATATTAATTTGTATTAACAGAGCGATGAATCCTGCAAATGCAACCCTGATGAATCATACAAATGCAACCCTGATGAATCATGCAAATGCAACCCTGATGAATCATGCAAATGCAACCCTGATGAATCCTGCAAATGCAACACTGATAAATTATGATAAGGGTTATCATAATGAAACAGCCCTAGTTATCGCATTCATATTTATTATAGTTTGTTGTTATTGGTATAATGCGCCAAGTAAAGAAGAATCAAAAAGACGTTTTCATTTTGGAGTAGAGAGAGCAAAAAAGAAAATTGAACTTAGAAATGAATTAAAATACGGAAATTAATCAATGATAGGAACCTCACCTTGTTGTTTTAGCATGTCATTAATAATTTTTTCGTTACTATATTCATTGTTATATTCATTGTTATATTCATTGTTATATTCATTGTTATATTCATTTTGAATATTTACGAAATCATTCACAAGATTTTTATCGTGTTTTTTTAACTTGTGTGATCTAGGGTATTCTTTGAAAATATTGTATACATTAATAGCGATTGAATTACGATAACGAGATAACGCACGTTGATGTTTAAAATTATAAGCTTCTGTAGAAGACAAGACGTAAATAATAACAATTAAGTAAAAGCATGTTTTCATAATTGGTGGTTAGGATATTTAACCAGTTAAACGTGGTTTCAATTTTATCTTAAACAATTATATAAATGTTTTTAGTAAAAGAAACCTTAGGAGTAGCAGAAATAAATAATCTAGAATTACAAAAAGCCAATAATATTAAAATAACTAGTATTAAGGAATTTATAAACGAAATAAGTAAACGCAAAATGGACGACCATCATGCCTCTCATTCTAATGATGTAAATCAGTTTCTTCATTTTTTATCTTCGTCTCTTTTCATTTACAGTTACTTAATTATGTATAGCCAATTATATACAGCTGTGAATTCCTCTATATTGTCTATGATTTTGAGACAATCGGGGCATATTATTTTTGAACCACCAAGTCATGACAAACAGAAGTTACAATTAGGATTTAATACCAGATCAAAAATATTTGTTTTAATGTTGTATTTAATGACGCCATTAATTTATTTTATAGAAAATGATATCCATAAAATAATAGTTTACAAAACGACATTTTTAATATTTGGACATACAATTGGGTTATATAATACATACGGTTTAATTATTGCACTAGTATGGTTAACCAAGTTTTTCACAGACCCATTCACCGACCTATTAGCATATTATCCTAGTTTATGGCGCATATTTATCACTCCTGACTGGAAAGAAGCAAAAAAAATGCATATATTAAACCACTATCTTAAGCATTAATATATATAACTGGATAAGGGTTTATAAAGTTATGTATCGTTAATAAACCAGAGCAGCAACGGTAGGGCGTTTTCGTATTTTTCTAGTCATAATACCTATTGTTCTATAAACCGAGTCCACTTTAATTCCTCTTCTAGGATATACGATTGTTGGTTCTTGATACCATGAGGTCGAACGGATAAATTTATATACAAATATACTTTTTCTTGTTAATTGTGGAAATTGTAGAGGATTAAAGGATAATATTGAACGTTGATAATCTGTTAAAAGAATATACAACGCTTCTGTTATAATAGAATTAAATTGCATTATAGGCGGTTGCATTGCATGCCCATACATCAATGTTTCTTCAACATCAACAAGAGTGTACGCAGATATTGTACGCGCAAGTTTATATGAATACCATTTATTATAATACCATTTAAGTAGTGTTTTGATAATATTAATTTTATTTAAATAAGACTTGTTGCGATTTTTAATTTCTTTATTTATAGAATTACATAAATAAATATTATAATTTATTTTTTGATATTTTGTAAATATGGAATCAATAATCTCATTTGGAATATTCATTTGTTATAACATAAATTGAAGTAAAATTAAAATCAATTTATATTATAACAAAATAATGACTGCGGCATTCCTTTCAATAACACCTGTTAGAAAAATTAGAAGTTGTCCTGCTATTATCATGAAAATGTCCGAACCCATTTCACCTAATACAGTTAAAAAAGAAATAGCAGTTGGAACTTTGATGGCGGTTTCAGGGTTCTTTCTTACAGGAGAACATCATCACTTGATTACGTATAAAGAATTGGAAGAAACAATTACATCGGAAACTATAAATATATTTTCAAATATGCAATATGATAAAGGGTCTATTATAAAGAAACTTTATCAATTAAAAAAACATAAAATTTTAATTATGATGTTAATAATGCCTTTTGTAATAAGGATGGCAGTATTTGTAGGAATTCAACTATTATTTTAGTTTAGGAATATATATGAAATATTTGGCGGTTTTATTAATTGTAATATTACAATTTTCTAATGCTTTTTTACCATCACAAAGTGATATCGGATTTAAAATAGTTAAATCTACGTCTGGTATGCTTGCAAACGCAGATTCGGTTGGACATCGTGTATTAAATGGAAACAAGATTGTTATAGATTACTTATTAGACCATAAAGAAATCGCAATGCAATATAAAAAACCTGTAATATTATTTTTAATAGAAACCGCGCAGATGGGTGATTCCGCAGGTTCACAAATCTTAGAAACATATCATACTATGGTAGACCATTTGTTATAATGAAAAATAAAAAATGTTTTTCATTATAATGAAAGATTGCTTTATATCATCATTAAAAAGGACTTCACAAACATTAGGTAAAAAGACTTCACAAACGTTAGTTAAAAGAAATTTTAATAATCCATTGCCTGGTATTGAAGTTGGAATACCTGTAACAATATTTGAAAATATTTTTACAACCAATCATTATGGTTTTGATATTACAACTCCTAAAATTTTGTTACTTCAATTTGGTACAGCATATCTAACGTACGGATTTGATCGGTTGTTTGACTCGGACGAAACAACAAATGCGACCAATAAAAAAGAACTTTATAAATATTATAATGATAATAAAGCAAGTATAATAACCTCGTTGTCTATTATATTTGTTTATACGTCTTATTTATTATTAGAAACATCTGAAACTACCCCTTTTATATTTCTACTTTTTTCTACATTCAAATATAAAGATATTAAACCATATTTGGGTCAATACAAACCGGTATATATAGCTATAATGTGGACGATTGCTAGCTATGTTCTACCGTGTGTTATACATGACCATGATTATTCATGTCTTTCATATCCAATAGATTATTTACCAATGGCGTTGACTATATTTGGAACGAGCAATTTAGCAGACGCAAAAGATGTTGTGGAAGATTATAACAATAATATTACCACGATACCTGTTCGTTATGGGTATAAGTTTTCAAATACACTCAGTGTATTCGCGTTGTTTTTGTCAAGTATTTTGTTTTTTATTAATCATAACTACAATGATAGACCTATAATTAATAACTTATATGAAATTCAAAATATTGTTTCTTTTATTATTCCTTTAATAACTAATAATACGATACTTAAACTTTGCGATACAATATAGATGTGTTATTAACCGATCGTACTTTTCTAGAACTAATTATCTTAGAAGCTCTAATAGCTAATCTGCTGGTTACATCTGTATAAAATTTACCTAATTCATCCATAGCATCATCTACATGCTCTTCAGGAGTTTTAACAATTTCTTCGTATTCTTCATCTGTTATAAAATTTTTAATGATTGTACTTAACCAGTATTTATACTCATTCAATAAGTTCTCATTTCTATTATATGAACCCTTACTGATGGTTTCGTGCATCATATTGGACCATGTGTCGTCTAATATATCACTATGTCCAAAATCTGACGCTACTATTGTTTCGGTGGTAGCTTTCTTAAGTGTTAGGTCATCAGGTTTAAGTTCAAAAGATGAGATAAATGGAACCGTGAAATCATTGGGTGATAGGTTCCAAGCATAACTACGATCCGCATTTAAAAATAATACCTTTTCTACTTGTTTTAAAACCAGCGGTTTATTGCGCAATTCTTTAAATAGAAAACTATTATCTACCGGATCCAACAAAACAAGTGTTTTGACATCTTTATTCTTGGAACATACATTAATTGCATTCATAGAACCAGACGAATGACCAACAACGGTTACGTTCGCATAATCATTAATCAGGTCTTCAAGCAACTCATCGGTTTCTTCCATATTTGGTCCAGCCACATAAGCCGACACTCCTTGGTTTGATAGATGTGATAAAAATGTATCATATATTTCTCCAGGTATGACCGAATTTAAACCAGTAAAAAATAAAACACAAGGTCTTTCTTTTCTTACAACGTTTTCAAGTTCGTATATAGGGCTCTCATTCTCAGTATCCAAACGTCGTTTAATTATCTTGGTCATTGATTTAAATACTGGCGTAAACCCATCGTTTAAAGCTAATGTTCCCATTATCAAAAGTTTAAAAAGATTTGAATAACACATTATATAATGTGTATATATAATAATCTTTAAACTAAATTAAAAGATTCATTACTTAATATACTATAATGAACATCATTTTATCATTATTAATGTTTGTACATTCTACTAATGCCTTTGTCAGTATTTTACCTAAAAGAAATATAAGAAGTAGAATATACAATAACCCATCTAAATTAATTGAAGAGGTATATAAAACATCTGGAAATAATGTTGGTTCTGAATGGACGTTTTATGATTTTACAAATAATTTAGAAAAGCACAATATAGATGGTGCTACTATAATAGATAAATCAAACGCTGTCGCAATAATTGATAGTAACCATGGCGATACAATTGCGGGCAATAATATACACTTAATTAAAACCTTACCAGAAACCATTGATTTAATAATTGATAAATTGGTTCATAACAATATTAATTTTGACATATTTACAGCACCTACCAACCCATTAAATAATATTCCGTTAGGATTTCAAATCATATTTATTTATATTATTTTAACCTCTGTAATAAATATAATTCGTACACGTTCACAAGGTTCTGGTGTTGGAATGGGTATGGGTATGAACCCGTTTACAGCATTTTCACAGCAACCAATAATAACCGACCTTGATAAAGTTAATGTAACATTTAAGGACGTTGCGGGTTGTGACGAGGCAAAGAATGAACTGGTTGAAGTAGTGGATTTTTTAAAAAATCCTGATAAATATGTAAATGCTGGTGCTAAAATACCAAAAGGTATCTTACTGGAGGGTGAACCAGGAACAGGTAAAACACTTATAGCGAGGGCTCTTGCAGGAGAAGCGGGTGTTAATTTTATATCTGCGAGTGGTTCCGAGTTCATTGAAATGTATGTTGGTGTGGGTGCTTCAAGGGTAAGAACATTATTCAATACCGCCAAAGAAAACTCACCATGTGTAATTTTTATTGACGAGATAGATGCGATAGGTAGACAGCGCGGTGCCGGGATTAATTCGGGAAATGATGAAAGAGAGCAGACGTTAAATCAGATATTAACTAATATGGATGGTTTTGATAAAACAACAGGTGTTATTGTTGTGGCAGCAACAAACAGAGCAGATATTTTGGATTCTGCATTAGTACGTCCTGGTAGATTTGATCGAAAGGTAAATGTACCACTTCCAGACATTAAGGGACGCGAAGCAATTAGTAAGGTACACTTCAGAAACAAATATCTGGCAAATAGTGTTTCTCTCAAAGAAGTTGCTATGCTGACGTCTGGTTTTTCGGGTGCAGATATAGCGAACTTGGCGAATGAAGCCGCAATTTATTCTGTTAGAAATAATTTAACAGAAATTACTTATAGTAATATAGTTGATGCATACGAAAAAATAACCATTGGATTACCGTCTTCTGTAGAAAACCGTGGCGATGATGTAATAGAACTGGTTGCATATCATGAAGCGGGACATACATTGATTGCGCTATTATTTAGTGAATTTTTTGATGTGAAAAGAGTTACAATAAATGCGAATAAAGGTGGAGCAGGTGGCTATACATTGTTTACATCAAAAGAAAAATATCAGAATTTTCCAACAAAAAAGTATTTACTTGCTAATTTAATCGTAGCACTTGGCGGCAGAGCGGCAGAGGTGGTTTTATACGAGAACTATCAAAGTTCTATACCATCAAATTATGATAATTCTGAGGTTTTTTATAACATAACCGATCTGGATATCACAACTGGTGCATCGGCGGATCTACAACAAGCTAATTCCATTGCAAGACAATATGTCGCACAGTTTGGATTTGATATGATAGGATTATACGACAGTTCATCATCATCTAAACCATTTTTAGGTAGAGACATGGCTATGGGTGGAGATAAAATGAGTGATGATACAAAAAAAATTATAGATTGTAAAGTTACCGAACTAGTAGAGTATGCATACAATACGGCATATGAAATTATAAAGAAAAATAATATGAACCTTAATTTGATAGCAAATAACCTAATTAATAATACTACATTAACCGGAAACGAATTAGATAATTTTAATATTTCTATGTTTAATTAAATCAATAAAAATTGAAACAGAATAAATAGTATTTTAAGTATTAAACACAAATCAAATAAATGATTACGACTAACAATATTGAAAGAGAGAATAATATCCAAAATAAGCTTCAAGAGCAAAGGGAGAAAGAGCGCGAACAAAATTGTTCGCAATTTATTTGCATGTATTGTCTCTGCAATGCAGGTTCTGTGTGGGCAGGTATAGAAGCATATTCAAAACTTCATACAATAGTTAATGTAGGAAATATGATAGGTTGTGGTGCAAGTGGATTGTTTTGTTGCTTCACATGTGTTGGACTACCTTGTATGTTTATAGAACGTAATTAGTATAATTATATATGACCGATTATAATTATATATCTTTATAATATAATGATGGATGCAAATTTAATGATATTATTTTTTTTAGCTAATGCGATTTTTTGGGGATTCTTTCCACATTCAGAACATTGTAAATTAGTAAGTAAATTAGGGATTAAAAAGTGCCCTCCGCATTGGATGCATGTTTATGTAATGGGATTAGGTTCTTTCCTTGTAGCATTGTATTTAAAACAAGGTAAAGCGGGATTATAAATTGAATTAGATTAATATTAATAATTTATATTAATATTAAAGTGAATGGAAAATTGGCCTAGACCATATTTGCCTTCAATGACAAGAGTTTGTTGTAAACTAATGAATACAGGACAAGTAAAACATTATGATATCGATAGTTATCAAACCATTACTCAAATGCTTTCGGTGATTAAACCCTTAATTAATATTAATTTTAATTTAAGTAATCATAGATTAAAATGTGAGAATGGTTGCATTTTATTAAATTCAGTTGATAAAATCAATAAAAAATTTAGTAGTAATTTCGTAATTCTCACAATTATTCCTGATTACATGTATTCTAAACCTGAATGTATATTTTATAATTCAAAGAGTAAGAGTGATAGAATATCATATTTAATTAAGCAAGATGCTATCAAAAAAATTCAACATTTTTATAGAAGTATTTTCAAAAAAGAATGTCCTTGTTGTTATGAATTATTCAATAATAATGTTAAATACTACAAGTGTAATCATTCTATATGTTCTAATTGTTTTAATGATTGGAATACACGCTGTGCAACGTGTCCTCTATGTCGTGAATCAGTTAAACAAGAATACGCAATTGAGATGATACAAAATTCTAACAGGATACAAAATTCTATAATCAATGACCATGAAAGTTTAGGATATATTTGGAATATATTGCGTGCGACACCTTCAAATACGATTGAAAGTACAACTAATATTAGTTCTGAAATATTTAGTAGACGGCGGCAACTAAGACGTTCTATTACAGAATTACCTACTCTGTCTTATAATTATGGAGAACTCAGTGATTACTCCAGCGATGAAGAAAACGGAGATATATCACCTGATAGTACACCATTCTCACATTTAAATTAATATGAAGTAAATAATTTATTAATATTATCAACTTCAGGTTTATCATCGGTAGGCATAAAAACTTTTTTAATTAAATTGTCATCTCTAAAACGTAATGTATAAGTTTGTTGCAATTTACTCCTGCCTATCCGCCCAAGTGCTTGAATTGTTTTTTCCTGCGTTAAATTGCCAAGGTCTTTTCCAATATATCCATGACAGAATTGATAATTAGTTCCATAAATATAGTCTGTGGAGGCTATAATCATAAACAACTTTTGTTGTTCAGTTAGTTCTTTCATAATTTCTGTATAATTTTTATTTTCATGATTAGTAAACACTCCTATTCCCATCAAAAGTAGTAGTTTCCAAATATCAGATACATCATTGAGCATCATAATTTTTTCAACCGTTTTACTTTGTATATCGGAAGTAAACATATTAGATTTCAATTCATATTTCCACTTATCCGAATGGAATTTCTTATTAGGAATGAAATATTCTGGAAGTTCAACCGTTTTAATCATACCGCGTAAAACAGTAATTTCCTTCAACAAAAGTTTCATTGATTCGTCTATTCTACCGTCGCTGATTTTCTTCTCTTTCTCTTGATCTTTTTTAGTTCCATCATCAAAGTTCTTTTCTAATTGTGTAATTTTTTTACTTAGATTGTTATTATAGTCTATGTTTTTTTGAATGTCTTTGATTACAGCAGGAGGTATTTTAGCAATTTGTAAGCAATATTTAGCTATTTTTATAACATCGTCAACCATATAAATAGTTGGACCATCGGTCAATGTATAAGAATCACTCGTCGTGATATTTATTGTGCTATTATAGATCGGTTTGCGTTCAATTGTTTTGATGTCTTCAAATACTTCTTTTGATATATTCTTGAGAAGGTCCAAATACCATAATTTTATATTAGAGATTGTAACATCATTAATGGTTTCAAAGTTATTCTTGATAGAATACCGCTCATTAATATATGAATTCTCTTTTAGAAATATTGAAAATTTAATTATAGATGTAATATCCATATAACGCAACGTGGTTAGATTATTGCAACAATAATTTAACGAGTCTTGTAGTTCTTCATAATTGTTACATATATGATGTGGCAATTCTACCAAGTTATCTTTATTTAGGATTGGTATAGTTTTCTTATAATCATGACTTGTGATTGTAAATATGGATGTATATTCTTCAAACTTATTTTTAAAATCTTCAATACATTCATAGATTTCAGTTTCATTAGGAAATGTTGCTGAAGACAAAACCACGTTTGGAATTACATTTATTTTCCAATTATTTTTAATAAACGAATGAAGTTCATGAGATTCATGGTCTAGACTGATAGTTGGTTCATCCCAATAAAGCACAATATTTTCAGGTTCATTAAAAGCCAACATATAGTTCATCGCAGAAGGATATGATTTAATATCTGAGATAATAATTTCTACTTTTTCGCCATATGAATTGTCTACTTTTCTAATTGTTCCGTTTCGTTTGTCTCTCGTACAAGACGATACCGCAAAATAATGCAATTTAACATCCTCTATATCATTACAACCAAAACTAAAGGCTATTTTTTTGTTAATAGAAATTGCTGCTTTTGCAAGAGCAAGCCCAACGTGTCTTGCGGCACACACAAAGATAACCTTATAATTTTCCGAAATACCTATGGGACTCATTGTTTTCCCAGTTCCTGTTGGTGCCTTATACAAAATTAGTTTAGGATTAGGATTTTTTATAATTGTAAATAATTCTTTCTGGTGATCATACAATTGTATATCTTGGTATTTATATATATATTCATTTTTTTCAATAATAGCGTCAGCATTTTCAACCAATTTTTCAATAGGAATATCACCTGCAAATAATTCTATAATATAATTTACGTAATTTGAGAAATAGATATTAATATTACTTACATTTAACGTTTTCAATTGCACCAATGTATAGTAATAATACATTCTGTTTTGTTTCGATTTGAAAATATTTTTTATAATATCAAGCAAAACAAATTCAAATATAAGTTTTTTATTTTCAATCATTTTTTTACATGATTCAATCCTAATTTCATCTGCTTTCTTTAATTTCTTTTTAGCCAGTTCTGATGTATGCGTGTGTTTATAATCAATTTTGTATTTTACAATTACAGCATCAATATGTTCTTTGATAAATTTATCGTATAAATAACAGTGAAATTCGATATCGTCTAGTTTCAAAATGGTCAATAAAGAAGACAATTCGTTATATACTAAATTAATATTATGATATCCTTTTGTGATTAAATTTAATATATTCAATTCTTGTTTAGAAACAGGTATTTCAATACCGTTCCATTCCGTGTAAGATAATTTTGTTTGCGATAGATCCATACTATTTATTTTACATAAATTAACTTTAATAAGAATTCATTCAATTTTTAATTAAAAGTTTGTTAATATCGCTAATGGATTTATATTTAAGAATATCAAGCTCATTACTAGTGGTTATAAATTCATCTTTACTATATATATCTTGCATCAACAACCATTCAAACATACCACCAGCATATATGAAAACATTTTTATGACGTAATTGTTGTCGTATTTGTTTATATTTTTTATAAATAGTTGAATCATTTGTATTATATCCATAAATGATAATAATTGATTTATTTTTAATGGCTTGCTCTACACTAGTAACCTCATTTTCAATAGGTACGGTATTATAAATTAAACAATTCTGTTCAGTAGAAGGTAGTGTATTTATAAGTATGTAATTTTTTTCAGTAGTTTTTTTTACATCTTCAAAACTGGCGTATTGTATTACAGATTGTTCTAATCCCATTTGTTTTAATTAGTATTTAAATATTTAAATATTAATCAAATTTAACAATAATATCTACTGATTCTTTTTTTATGCTTTTGACAGCATGAATAGATAATTCTTCGCGTTTCTTTCTTGTTTTTTTATCATTACTTACCCCTTTATTACTTCTGGATGTACTATTTCTACTATTCATGTCTCTTTCAATTGCTTCATAATTTTCTCGTATATAATCTAATATATTGTTTTCTATTGCCCATTTAAAGAAATTCAATTGACCAATTGTAGTTTGAATATGTGTATTGTCCTTATATGGGATAGTTATTCTATCCCATCTACAAAATGGATCAAACCTTTTCTTAGAATAAGCCTTTAAATTTAGTTTATAACTATCATAAACCTTTATTCTGCGATTATTGTCTAATGTATATACTACATATTTTTCTTTTGCATAATTAGTTACAAACCAATCTACAATACGCAATGATATTTTAGATTCACCATTTATTACATTTAACATTTTATCTATTCTGTTATTTACTTTATAAAAATCCTGTAGATTTTTTAATAATAAATCATTTTGTGTGACATAACCAGACATTTAAAAGTTATTAATTTTTAGTTTTTAAGTATTGTTAATTAATTAACTTTTTTAATATTTAATTTTTTTGTAAACATGAATTTATTCATGTTTTGATTTCTTCGTTCAAGATTACATTTTAAACAACTAATTACAACATTATCAGTATTATGTCCCATATTATTATCGATTCTATCCAATGTCCATTGATAACTCTCGCGTATATTTTCATAAATTAAAAATATTTTTGAATTACAATATACACATTTCATCTTAGATTCTACAAGTTTTTGTAATGTTTGGTCTAAAGATATAAAAAAATTCTCTCCATAAATTTTGTTTTTAATATCCTGCTGTTTATAACTATTTAGTTTTTTATTGATATTTTGTTGTGTTATTTTATTGTTTTTCGTTTCTATATTAAGATACAAAGAATTCACCAATTCAATTTGTTTACTATGTGTAAACATATGTTTGTCTAATTCTAATTTTTTCAATCCTTTTCTAGTGCCATCATATTGTTCTGGTAATACTTTTTTTATAGTGCTATCACCTTGAATTATTATTTTTTTCATATAAATATTTAATTAAAATAAATTAAAGATTTAATATTATTATCTGCTAAATGAGTGAACTAGCAGTAGGAATTGATTTAGGAACCACATATTCTTGTGTAGGTATTTGGCAAAATGATAGAGTTGAGATTATAGCCAATGATCAAGGCAATAGAACTACTCCTTCATATGTGGCTTATAATGATAGCGAACGATTGATTGGTGATGCTGCCAAAAATCAGGCAGCAATGAACCCTTCTAATACTATTTTTGATGCGAAACGTCTAATAGGTAGAAAGTTTTCAGATACTGTTATAAAAGACGATATTAAACTATGGCCATTTACCGTGGAACCAGACAACACCGACAAACCTTTAATTAAAGTCAATTATAAAAACGAATTAAAAACCTTTAGTGCAGAAGAGATTTCGTCGGTCATTCTAACTAAGATGAAAGAAATAGCGGAAGCGTATTTAGGTCAGAACGTAAATAATGCGGTTGTAACTGTTCCAGCATATTTTAATGATGCACAACGGCAAGCAACAAAAGATGCCGGTGTAATAGCTGGATTGAATATATTAAGAATTATTAACGAGCCTACAGCTGCTGCGATTGCGTATGGTTTAGATAAAAAAAGCGAAGAACACAATGTGCTAATTTTTGATTTAGGTGGTGGAACATTCGATGTTTCTTTATTAACGATAGAAGAAGGTATATTTGAGGTTAAGGCTACCGCGGGCGATACACATTTAGGTGGAGAAGATTTTGATAATCGGATGGTAGAACATTTTAAACAAGAGTTTAAAAAGAAAAATCGTATGGATATTGGTAACAATCAGCGTGCATTAAGAAGATTGCGTACGGCATGCGAGCGTGCCAAGCGTACGTTATCGTCTTCCACACAGGCACATATCGAGATAGACTCTTTACACGAAGGATTAGATTTTAATTCTACTATAACAAGAGCTCGTTTTGAGGATATGAATATGGATTATTTTAGAAAATGTCTAAGTCCTGTTGAAAAAGTATTAAAAGATGCTGGAATGTCAAAAAGTCAAGTAAACGAGGTTGTTTTGGTTGGTGGTTCCACTAGAATTCCAAAGATTCAACATATGTTATCAGATTTTTTTAATGGGAAAGAATTATGTAAATCAATTAATCCAGACGAGGCGGTAGCATATGGTGCTACCGTTCAGGCTGCCATTTTGAGTGGTAACAACAAATCGGAAGCACTAAAAGACCTTCTTTTATTGGATGTAGCACCGCTTTCGTTAGGTTTAGAAACAGCAGGTGGTATTATGACAACGCTTATTGAGAGAAATCATTCTATTCCTTGTAAAAAATCGCAAACATTTTCTACTTATGCTGATAATCAACCGGGTGTTCAGATTCAAGTGTTTGAGGGAGAACGTGCAATGACAAAGGATAATAATAAATTAGGTGAATTTATACTTGACGGTATTCCTCCCATGCCTCGCGGTCGTCCACAAATTGAAGTTTCATACGATATAGATAGCAATGGAATATTGAGTGTTGGTGCGGTTGAAAAAAGCACAGGTAAAGAACATAAGATACAAATCACGAATGATAAGGGGCGTTTGAGCGATGAGGAAATTGAACGAATGGTAAATGATGCTGAAAAATATAAGACTGAGGATGAAAATAATAAACTTAAGATAGAAGCTAGAAATAGTTATGAGAATCTAATATTTCAAACGAAAGGGATGTTATCGGACGACGGTGTTCAAGATAAATTATCCGATGAAGACAAAGATTATATAAATGAAGTTTGCAACGAAGGTATTAGTTGGTTAAGTAGCAACACAGACGTTGAAATATCGGTTTATGAAGAAAAAGAAAAAGATTTTCAAACTAAAATATCAAGTATTATAGAAAAAATGCAAATGGGAGCGGCAGGCATGGGAGCGGCAGGCATGGGAGCAGCAGGCATGGGAGCGGCAGGCATGGGAGCAGCAGGCATGGGAGCGGCAGGCATGGGAGCGGCAGGCATGGGAGCGACACCCACACCTCCAAAAGATATGGAAGATGATGGTCCAAAAATAGAAGAAATAGATTAGTTAAAACAAGTTAAATTTAATTTCAATAATTTATATATGACAGACGAATGTGTAGAACTTAAAAACATTAAATATAAAACAATGCTTTTAAGTCATGAAAATACAACACTCGTTGATTATAAAACAAAACAAAATTTAATCAATTTAGATGAACTTATTAAGCAAGATAAACTGCATACGGAGACGTTGCCTTGGAGTAAATTAAATAAAACGATGAAATTAGGTAAATTAGATGAATTTGTTGAAAACTATTCAAAAACTAATAACATGACTTCCAATGAAAAGAATGAGTTAATTAAATTATTGCATGATTCATTAAATAAAAAACTATTACAAAAAGCAAAGGATATTAGTTATGATAAAAATGATGGTATAATTAAAAGTATACCTAATTTGTTGTTCAACAAAAGTTCAAGAAAACATACAATTAAAAATGTAGAGAAGAAAACATCTGCATTAAAATCGCTAGCGCCCAAAAATAGGTCTAAAACCGCTAAAAATAAAAGTGATAAAAAAAAATAATAAATTGATAACGATTAAAGAGTATTATATATATTAAATATCATGCGTCTCTACAATTCCTTATTGACTAATTACATTTTAGACATTATAGTTAGACATTTTGAAGATAATTTAATTAATATTTATAAATATACATTTGAAAAGGATATGATATCAACTATTAAAAATTATTTTGATATAGATGATATAGATGAAGTCTCTCGTAATTATATAATTAAACATCTTGATAAGGCATTGTCAATATACTACTTATATTATATGCCTAAACGTTCATTTAAAAATAATCGTTCGGTAAATATCCCGAATGTATGTAAGATAGAAAAAAAAATTAATGAAATTAAAGAAAAACCACAACCCGATCAACGCACAGAAGAATGGTATCGTTTTAGATATGATTTAATTACCGCAAGTAATGCGTATAAAATTTTTGGGACACAATCAAAAAAGAACGAGATAATATGTGAAAAATGTGCTGACCTCACAACGAGAAGCAATCAAATTGTTAATTTAGATAGTCCTATGCATTGGGGTGTACGTTATGAACCTTTATCTGTTATGTATTACGAATATTATTATAGTACAAAAGTAGAAGATTTTGGTTGTATACAACATAGTGAATATAAATTTCTTGGTGCGTCGCCTGACGGTATTGTTGTGAATAATACCTCTAAACTATTTGGTAGAATGCTTGAGATAAAGAACCCTAAATCACGGACAATTACAGGTATTCCAAAAGACGAATATTGGATTCAAATGCAATTACAAATGGAAGTTTGTAATTTAAATTATTGCGATTTTCTTGAAACAAAGTTTATAGAATATGATAATTATAATAGATTTATAGAAGATGGTAGTTTCCATCTTTCCAAGAGTGGACATCACAAAGGTGTAATACTACATTTTGTCAAAGATCAAAAATCGTATTATTTTTATCCCGAATTTAATTGTGGTGAAAGATATTTTAAGGGATGGGAAGAAGATACGTTGCTTCTAAAAGACTATGAAGGATACGAATGGATTCAAAATATTTATTGGAAATTAGAACACGTTAGTTGCGTTTTGGTTCTAAGAAATAAGCAATGGTTTAATAAAGCTATTGTAGGAATTGCGGATATTTGGAATATTATTGAAAAAGAAAGGATAGATAAAACATGGGTAGAAAGAAAAGCAAAAAAGATTGTAAAAAAAAGACCCGTTTTACCTAAAACAAAACCTTTAATTATAAATATTCATATATAATATGAATATTATCCCGAACTATTGTTATATAACATCTTGGATAATATTAATACAAGGTTTGATAGCTTATATCTATATTCCATTAGATATAACACTTTCACATGTAGTTTTAGGAATAACATCTGTTATACACCATTCAAGAAGATATAAATGGTATATAATAGATATATTTACCATTTTAGATTATTTAGCTCTCATATTATTCGCATCTTTATTAATGAATTATATTTCATGGAAAATAATATTAATTTTTCTAATACTAGGATTAGTTGTTAATTTTATAAATTTTTCGTTAAACTTTCATAAAAAATATAAATTAATGACTATTATACATTGTAGTTATCATTTACTATTTATAATATTAGTTCCAAAATATTATTATATGTTATTTAATTCTTTTTAATTTCTTTTTGCACCGGCATTTTAAAACCTAATAAGCATAGCACTGTTCCAACCGAAAGTATTGCCATGGTTGCCAACGCAATTTTGTTATTTTTATTCATTTTCATATATATAATACTAATTATAATATTATTTTAACCATTTAAAATTTATATTATAGATATACTTATTACAATGATTGACGATGAAATGCATGTTACTAAACGTGATGGCAGTAAGGAAGAGATATCTTTTGATAAAATATTGAAACGTGTTAAACAATTAGGTGAGGAAGCGTCTATTAATTTAAACTACACATCTCTCGTCATGCGAATAATTGAACAATTATATGATGGTATTGAGACCAAGATAATCGACGAATTAACCGCACAACATTGCGCTAACCAAATAACAGATCATCCTGATTACGGTGTATTGGCAAGTCGTATAGTTGTTTCTAATAATCATAAAAATACTAAGGATAGTTTTTACGATGTTGTTAATTGTCTTTATAATTTTTATGACAAGCAAAGTAATAAAATAAAACCTCTTATCTCAGAAGATTTATATAAGAATGCTTGTTTGCACAAAGACAAATACGATGCTATGATAGACTATGCGCGAGATTATGAGATAGATTATTTTGGATTCAAAACACTTGAAAGGGCATATTTGATGACTATTAATAAGGTTGTTATTGAACGACCACAACACATGTGGATGAGAGTAGCAGTTTGTTTACACGGTAGTGATTTGGTTGCGGTAAAAGAAACATACGATTTAATGTCGCAGAAATATTTTACTCATGCCACACCGACTTTATTCAATGCTGGAACACCTCGTCCACAGTTAAGTTCATGTTATTTAATTGCAATGGAGGAAGACAGCATTGAAGGTATTTATAATACACTAAAAGATTGTGCGTTAATTTCAAAATACGCAGGTGGCATTGGATTGCATATACATAATATAAGGGCTACTGGTTCGCACATTCATGGAACCAATGGTACTAGTAGCGGTATAGTACCGATGTTAAGAAACTTCAATGAAACCGCGCGATATGTGGATCAGGGGGGGTCCAAACGAAATGGTTCATTTGCTATATATTTATCTCCTGATCATGCTGATATCGAAGATTGGTTGGACTTAAAGAAAAATACAGGAGATGAAAACGCAAGAGCACGTGATTTATTTTATGGACTATGGGTTCCAGATCTATTTATGGAACGTGTAAAAGAGAATAAACCCTGGTCGTTGTTTTGTCCTAGTTCTTGTCCAAATCTATGTGAATTATATGGTGACGATTACAATAAATATTATCTTGAATGTGAGAGCGAAGGAAAGGCAATTAAAACAATGAATGCCAGAGATCTTTGGTTTAAAATATTAGATGCACAAATGGAAACAGGAACTCCTTATCTATTATACAAAGATGCCGCGAATAAGAAATCTAATCAACAAAACGTTGGTACAATTAAGAGTTCGAATCTTTGTGTAGAAATAATAGAGTATAGTGATAAAGACGAAACAGCGGTTTGTAATTTGGCAAGTATAGCACTATCAATGTTTATCAATTTAGACAAGTCGTTTAATTATGATAAACTGCATCATGTCACAAAGGTTGTTACAAGAAATCTAAATAAAATTATAGATATTAATTATTATCCAACAGAAAAAACGCGTAAAAGTAATTTTAGACATCGCCCTATTGGAATAGGTGTGCAAGGATTGGCGGATGCGTTTGTATTGATGGATATCGCATATAGCAGTGAACAGGCTAAAGAAATTAATAAAAACATATTTGAAACCATATATCATGCTGCGATGGAAGAAAGTATGGAGTTGTCTAAAAAACATGGGCGATATGAAACATTTGATGGTTCGCCTTTGTCAAATGGTAAATTTCAGTTTGATTTGTGGAATGTATTGCCTTCTAAGCGGTATGATTGGGATAAACTGAGAAAGCAGGTTGTTAAAAATGGTGTTAGAAATTCTTTACTTGTAGCGCCGATGCCGACCGCTTCAACATCTCAAATTCTTGGAAATAATGAATGTTTCGAACCATTTACAAGCAATATTTACACGCGTAGAACGTTGGCAGGTGAATTCATTATTATTAATAAGCATCTGATTCGTGAATTAATTGAATTGGGTATATGGAGTGATGATGTGAAGCAAAATATTATTGCAAATAAGGGAAGCGTTCAATATATTGATGGACTATCACAACATATTAAAGATAAGTATAAAATAGTGTGGGAAATTCCTATGAAACATCTAATCAATATGTCAAAGGACCGAGGCGTGTATGTTTGTCAGAGTCAAAGTCTTAATTTGTGGGTAGAAGAGCCTAATTACAAGATACTAACATCAATGCATTTTTATAGTTGGGAGCAAGGATTAAAATCCGGAATTTATTACCTAAGAAGGAAACCTAGACATCAACCGCAACAATTTACAATTCAACCAAAAACAACGACAGAAAACAACGAACCTTGTGAGATGTGTTCAGCTTAAATTTTAAATATATCAATATATTATATGAGAATATTGCCCTTTTTAAAATTATTTTTTGTCCCTTTATTTAGTAATTCATTAAAAAGTCCTTTTATTACAAGAAGAAACATTGCTAAAATGACAGCATACACACCAATTTTAATGTCTCAAAAAACCATAGCAGGGACAACAAACGAAGATGATGACAATACGGGGCGTGACAGACAAGGCGGAACACCTGATAATGACGTGAACCCTTTTTCTATTTATTTTTATGGTAATGTCAATGAAGAAAGTTGTTTACAATTAACAAATAGCCTTATTGAATTAGATATTAAAGCAAAACACAATAAAATACTTTATCCATCATACGAACCTCATATCAGTCTGCACATTCAGAGTGGCGGTGGGTCATTAATGCATACATTTTATGTATGTGATACAATAATGAATTTAGATACTCCGGTATATACATATGTGGATGGTTTTGCAGCTTCCGCCGCTTCCCTGATCGCGGTTTCAGGTAAAAAAAAATACATGACTAAACATTCTGCTATTTTAATTCATCAATTATCAAGTAGTACATCGGGTAAGTTAAATGAAATGAAGACTGAAATAAACAACTTAGGATTTTTTATGAATAATGTAAAATACCTATATTTAAATAATACAAAATTAGAATTAGATACATTAGAAAACCTACTAACTACTGATATATGGTTAGATTCCATTACGTGTAAAAATATGGGACTCGTAGACGAAATCATTTAAATAAAATACATACCTAAGAGTATAAATCCAATACCTATCCCTTTTTTTGTAGTGATAGCTTCATTATAAATTAATTTACTTATAATGGTTGTTAAAATAATCGGTATGGCAAATGTATATGTTACATTTTTCGAAAGACTCTTACATTTTGTAGTTGACAATACGAAAATTAAGGTACCAAATGAACCTATTGAAAATCCACATAATAGATATTTAAGAGCTTCTAAATTATTCTTATCTTTGTAATAAACACCTGCTTTTTTATATAAAACAGGTGAAATAGACCATAAAATAGAAACAGTAACTAAATATAATATACAACTATCCATTGTATATTATATACATATTATATACATATTATACACAAAATTTTTTATACAAAGCATTGAAATTACAATTCTGTTCACATAAATCATAATTATATATTAAATAATAGTAACAACGCAAGCAAATAATTGTATCAATATAAGAATTGTGCAAATTTTTAGGTATTATTTCAAATAACTTATTATGCAACTCTTTCAATGAAGGATATTTGATATATGGTCTACCACTTTTACTCATCGCCTTAATATTACATAATTCCTTAGAAGATAACATGGTACAACAACGGGTTTTAGTAAATAAACATTCAATATTAATTTTATTTCTCAATGTTTCTACCAAAATCATATTTAAATCAAATTTTATATTGTGAGCAACAATAATATCACAATTTTCAAACGCGGTTTTGAATATATTTAAAACATCGCAGATGTCATATCCTTGCTTTAAACTAATTTCTTTTGTGATGCCATGTATGTTTGCACATTCCTCCGGAATGTCTACATCATTCGGAACCTTTACTATAGCATCGTAGGTTGTCATTAATTTGTTTAACGAAGTGTCGTAAATAATAAAACTTATTTGAACAATATAAGGCCATTCGTGTGCGGTGTTATTACAAGGGGATACGCGAAACGGCGGCAATCCTGTGGTTTCTGTGTCAAAAACAAACACTTTCATATTTATATTTATAAAATCTATAATACTTAAACTATATTCAATTTATATTAATAATAGTATCAAATGATTTACATATTCCATAAGACCTGCGATGCCATTTTGTGATACCGTGCTGTTTTATTCCATCTAAATGTTTTTTTGTACCATAACCTTTATTACTTTTTAATCCGTAATACTCGTCTAATAGTGGATGCTGATTACATAATTCAAGTATATATTTGTCTCTCTCGTATTTTGCCAATATTGATGCCGCAGCTATCGCGGTATAAGTATTATCGCCACCTTTTATACATACATAATTAATTGGCACCAATTCATTATTGTGGTAATATACCAAAGGTTTAAAATCATTTCCATCTACTAATATAAGAGTATTATTTGAAATATCCATATCTTGTAAAATATTTTTTGCAGATGTTTGCATAGATTTTAACACTGCTTGACGAATATTTATTACATCAATAGTATCGTTTTCTTCATAATTCACATTCCACGAAATTGCGTTTTTTTTTATATAGTTGGATAATTCTTCAAGTTTTTTATAACTTTTAATTTTTTTACTATCACACATTAATTCGTGTTTAAAAGAATTGTTTTTAGGTAATACAACACCTCCAGTATATAATCTTCCAAATAATGGACCCCTTCCCGCCTCATCTATTCCAATTTCCACGTTGTTATTATCAAGATAATATGAAGTCAATACATTCTTCATTGTTTACATTAATTTAATTCATAGTATTTAAATTTTTTCCGTATATAGATTATAATGATAAGTAATAAAATGATGTGTTTACTATTGTTATTTATATTTATATTAATTTGTAGTTTTATGATGAATAATAATTATCTTAAAAGAGAAGGCTTAGATAACCGCGAAGAAGACATAAAATATAATCCTGACGATGCTTTTGAAGATAATTTAGAACGGCCCTCGCAAATTACACCAGGATTTGAAGATCTTTATGTTTTAAAAACAAGCACATTTCCACCTGTTAACACAAAGCAATATGTTTACGTAGATGACGATGAACCACTTGAAGAGGAGGAAGAAACATTACCAAAGGGTAAATGCCCACCTTGCCCACCTTGCGGAAGATGTCCTGAACCCGCATTTGAATGTAAAAAAGTTCCTAACTACAAATCTAGCAATGACCAATATTTACCTAGACCAGTATTAAATGATTTTAGTCAGTTTGGGATGTAAAACGTTTTTTTATGCATTTTTGATCAACCTGAAATGTATTACATCTCGTTTCTTGTGGTATTATTTTTAAAACACATTTAGCTTTTTTACCAACCAAAGGTTCCGTGCATCCCTTTTCTTTACTTCTTTTAGCAGTTTTATTTAATTTAAATATCTTTTTACTGATTTCATCATTTGTGCATCTGGATCTAAAATGTTCATAACGTTCCCTAACATCTTCATACGTTAATCCAGATTTTTTGTTTAACATCTTGTTAACTAATTCGTGCAAATCGTAAACATATCTTGAAAAACTTTCACGATTTTTTAAATCACAGTCTCTTAAAGGTAATCTCTTAAAGTTTTTAACCAAGTTTATTCTACAATATTTACAAGGTAAAATGTTTTTTAAATTTAATATCATATTTCTATGATTTTTTTTATCTTCACAAGTTGGATTAACAGGATAATTAAAACTCATCGTATGTAAAATATGCCAATAACTTGGACCCCAAATAGATGTTACCATACCATCACCACTGTTAAATTCTTTTTTTTTGAAAGTACGGTTTTTAGTTTTTTTTGAACGCGTGGCCTTCATTTAACTATATATAGTATTTAGAACTTTATTTTTGATGTAGTTGATAAAAATTTAATATTAAATTTCATGTAGAGTATATGTTTGTATATATCAAAATCAGAAGTAAAATCCTTTAAACTAATATTAATTAATTTATTATCATATGTCCTTATAATCATAAATATAATAAATAAATTAGTTTATTTAAGCAAATTTATTATATTTTTAATATAATATAATGAAGCTAAGTTCGCTATTAAAACCAAAGGGTTTATATTTATCATTGATTGGTAATAAAAAAAATCTTAGAAATAAATTAATCATTGTTGTAGTTGCATTAATAGCTGCTTATTTTGCATACAAAAAATATGGTATACCAAAAATTAAGAAAAAAACCGGCGATGTAAAACATAACGTCAACAAAGAGTTGGTGAAAGGTGACCAAACTGCTAAAATATATTACTTTTATACCGAATGGTGTCCCTATTGTAAAAAAGCAAGACCTGAATGGGACAAATTTAAAAATGTGTACAAGGATAAAACCGTTAATGGTTATAAATTAGAATTTATTGAAGTTGATTGTGATAAAGATGAAGCAACCGCAACACAATTTGATGTCGAGGGTTATCCTACAATTAAATTAGTTAAAAACGGAACTATTGTCCAGTATGATGCCAAACCTAAGTTTGACACGTTAGAAGAGTT